ATGCGCCGCTGCTGACACAGACGGGCCACCTCGACCTGCAAGGCTACTCTCACGACTTCAATGCGCCGCTGCTGACACAGACGGGCGACCTCTACCTGCGCAACTACTCTCACGACTTCAATGCGCCGCTGCTGATACAGACGGGCTACCTCTACCTGCGCAACTACTCTCACGACTTCAATGCGCCGCTGCTGACACAGACGGGCCACCTCGACCTGCAAGGCTACTCTCACGACTTCAATGCGCCGCTGCTGACACAGACGGGCGACCTCTACCTGCAAGGCTACTCTCACGCACAAGAATTGCGTGCATTGATAGATGCTAATAAACGAAAATCACAGATTGACTGACAATCTGTTTTTTGGGGGAATAACATGTGCAATGATATTGATCTGTTTTTCGAATCGGTGCAGTTGCAGATTTATGCCAACCGTGAAAAGCACGATGATGAGAAAAAGGCTTCGATGGAACGGATGGCGCTTATTTGCGGCGAACAGGTTGGCCAGTTGCAGGCAGCGGTGGCCAGCGGAGATATGGATGCGGTCGCGCGCGAGATCGGCCACGTAGGGGCAATCGTTTATGAGGTCTTCTGCCGTCTTCCCGAACCAGCGGAGAAAAAGAAATGATTATACAGACTATCAGAGCAAAGGGCATAGGCCCGTACAAGAATGAATTCATCTTCGAGCCGTATAAGCTTGCCTCAAAGATCGCAATCATGGGGCGCAACGGCCGCGGGAAAACGTTCCTTCTGGAAATGATACCTGGCGTGCTGTACGGCTTCTTTCCGTTCCGGATGCACAAATCACAGCATTCCATCTATGAACTTGTGGCGAAAAATGACGAGTCCTACATCGAAATGTACTTCCAGTTCAACGGCAAGAGCTACAGGATAAACCGGAATTTCATATTGAAAGGCGAGTACGTCGGAGCGGACTTCATAGAAAAAAGCAAGAACCACATGGCCGGAATTTTCGAGTATGATTTTCCAGAGAAGAAATGGGAGACGCGCGCCAGCGGGGCGGACCTGACTACGAAGTGGGTTGAAGAAAACATAATGACCAAAGAAATGTTTCTTACATCCTGTTTTCACAGCCAGAATTCGGCAGAGGAAATAGTGGCGAAAACGGCTACGGAGCGGAAACGGATATTCGCCGATCTTATCGGGCTCGATCATATTCAGGAACGGTCCGTCTTCTTTAACGAGCGAACAAAGCAGGTTCAGAAAATCGTCGATGAAATAGCCTCGCAGATAATAGGCGAAAAGAAAAATCTACTGTCGGATGAACAGGCAGTGGAGATAGAACGGTTCAATGCGCAGGCGCAGGTGGACATTGATGGTTTTCAGGAAGCCATTCAGTCTCTTGTAAAGGTGAAGGAGGAATTGGTACAAGAGCAGGCACGGAACGAAATGGCGGTAAAGAAATTTAATGAATCGCGGTCGCTTATCGTGCAATTGGAAAAAGATATAGCCGCTATCGAATCTGAATTAACAAAAGCAAATACGGACGTACAATCGAAACAGATATATGAGAAACAGATTGAAGAATTGGATCGGTTTAGAACGGAGCGAAACGAGTTAGAACCAAAAGCGAAATTAGGGTCGGATATTAATCTGAAAATACAGCAGCATGAAAATCTTAAAAAAGAAACACTGGTGGCAATTGCGCAGAAGAAACGCGACGTGCAGGATGCTATCAAAAGTCTCGAACAAAGCTCCGAACTCAAGTTGGAACTCAACAAGGCCGAACAGGATTATAAGGATTTTACGCGCCAGCGGGACGATGCGGAAGAACTGAAGACGTTGGACTGTCCGGCGACGTGTGGCTATGTCGAAAAGGCGCGCACGGCAAAGAAATGGCTCGATGAGCATAAGGGCTTCGAGGAAGAGTTGGAATCTCGAATTGCGGCCGTTCTGCAAAAGATAGAGGCCAATGGAAGCAAAGCCAGGCAGCACGCGGCAGAACTAGAAGCGGGCTCCATGTTCAAGGAAGAAAACGAAAGGCTTGCAAAAATAGAGAGCAACCTTCTTGTTCTATCAGGCAAGAAAAAGCAGGTGGATGAAGTCGTTTCTCAGCATAATAAGCTCGTTGAAAATATCAGAAAAATAGAGGCGCTTGGATTCGACAAGAAGTTGCAGAAAATAGCTGAAAGCGAAACGCAGATCGGGATATTGAAAGAAAAGCTGGGCGCGAAGAAAAAGGCATTGCAACAGACGCAAGAGGACGTGGTCGCGCAGCCGGCTGTTTCCACGGGGAGTCCCGCGGCTATTCAAAATGAGATAGACGGAAAGCAGAAAAGCATCGAGGATTTGCGGCGTACCATCAACATAAACGAGCATAAACTTGAACTGTCCGACGACGCGCAGTTCAGTTGTTCGCTGCTGGAAAAAGACAAGACTAAATTCGAGACCCTTGCGCTTGCATATACAGAAGAGGAAAAGGCGTTTTCCACGAACGGCGTGCAGGCGCTTGTGATAGATTCTGAAAAAATGACGTTTCTTGACATTGCAAAAGAATTGTTCGATATACTTACCGGCGGAGACATGAAACTGATATTCGACACGCAAAAGACGCTCCGCGGGCGCCGGGGGGGTGAAAAGGTTGAATCATTCGAACTTCTATTGGAAGTGGACGGAATTCGACGGCCGCTTGAATTAACATCCCAGGGGCAGCAGGACCTTGCCCGTCTGGTGATGCGGGCCACGCTTGGCATTTACTTCTCGATTAAAGGTTCAAGGATGCAGAGTTATTTCCTCGATGAGACGACCGGCAGTCTGGACGCCGTGAACCGCCAGGGCTATATCGGATTTCTGGATTATCTGGCGAAATACTTTACGCAGATTTTTGTGGTATCGCATCAGGACGTAACGCAGTTCATACCTTGCCATATTACAGTTGACGACAAACACAACCTGAACGTGGTGGATTTTGAATCAAGGAATAACGCTGTCGCATGAATTCATTTCTTCGCCGGAATATCAAAAACTTTCGCAAGCACACAGAGGGATCGTTGTCGAGCTCTTCTGTCTTCTGTCACAAAGTACGCAAAGGGATTTCTGGGGCTTTTTGGTTGATGGGAATCTCCAACCGTTCTCTGACAGACAGATACGCATGTCGCTGAATAATCTGGACAGCAGGACATGGGCGAGCGCAAAGTTTGAGATTCTACGGAGCGAGATATTTGTTATCTTTACCATATTGCGTACTGACTATATGTATTCGGATTGGTTTGTTAAGATGAATCCTTACGAAACGGCAATGAAAGACATTCCCCCGAAGGCAAAAACTCTCGATGTGCGCCGGGCGAGTCGCAGCCTTTTGGAGTGCTTTTGTGGCTATGATCCTAAGTTTGAAATGGAGGATAAGGCTTTAGATTCGTGGGGGCGACTTTGCAGGTTATGGATTGAATTGACTTCGGATAATGATAAAACAAAAATACGGACACCATTTCCCCTTGAATTATCGATAGACCAAATGGAGGAAGCGAAAAAAGCCGTTCTTGAAAAGGTTGAAAAAATCGGGATCAAAACCGCTCTGCATGATATGGCCGTCTGCATCGGCCGTAAGCGCGCGGAGGGCGGCGACGTATGGAGCATGGTCTATTTCATCAATCGCTGGCGAGCATGGGATGTTCCTGAATATGCAGACAGCAAGGATGATAAATATCGAAAAAACAAAAAGGAATTCCGGCTGGTTATTCTGCGGGCTGAAGTGCCGTATGCAGTCCAGGCGCGGGCGATAACGACAAAACAGGAGCTATTTGAATATTACGGTTCTGATTCTATGGAGTCGTTAGAAATCATAGCACAGGAGAATGGACTATTATGAACGACGATAAACAGGCGGAAACGTATGATGATTTTCTTAACAACCTCGATGAAGGTCTTGAAGAACTGAATATTCCCGATGAACCGATTCCGCAATGGGAAAAACGGTTTGACCTGCGGGTCTACAGGTTCAGCCCGACGGATGCCGAACAGGCCGCTATGATGCTTGCGCTCGGGCGCGCCATGCAGGTCGGATGGGAAAAGGAAAAGACGGCGAAGTGCAAATACTGCAAGGATCGCGGAGCCGTAATGATGCGCTGGCGTGACCGGGTGGTGAAGGTCGTCGAGGAACCGACCGGGTTTGTAAAGGGTGGCCGGCGCCGGAAAAAGATTTCTGATGAGGAGGAAACGCCGTTGTATGTCTCGCGGGTATTCTCCGGTTTTATACCCTGTATCTGCAAGGCCGGTTTTGCCCTGAAAAAGAATACAAAGCGGTGGGGGATCGGCGTGTTCATTTCTGAATCGTTCAAGGGGTCGGTATTCTGCTGCGGAACGGAAATGACGGTTGGAAAGAACATGCGGCAATGCAACAATATTATCCGCGTGAAGTCCATCGACGATCTGTATATCCGGCATGGCACGGTTCTCTGCGCTGACTGCTACAATTCATGCGAGGGATTCGACGATACGCTGAACGACCTTGAAGAAAAGCTTCGCGGAATGCCAGGATACAAGCCGAAAAACAATACCAGCATGGTTTCCTCATCCCCGAGTAGCAATATCGAAACCATGCTGGTTCCACATAAATTAACCGTAGATGAAATGCTTGCATTGGCAGAAGAAAATTGAAAGGGGTGAATGATTTGGAAGTAAAATTCAATGGAGTCTTCAAGGATGTGAAGACAAAGAACGGCGCGAACGGCCGTGAAAAGAGCGTGGTGTTTTCGACGCATAACCTGCGGGTGCTGCGCGAACTCGATGAACGGCTCGGCGAGAATGTCACGGTTATCGTACAGTTTGACGAGGCACAGGCCCCGCCGGTAAAGCCGCCGACCGCACCGGAGCCGGAACTTCCGGGAATCCCGAACTGCGTTACCGTCGTCTATCAGTGCGAGAACTGTGACAAGCTCACGTTCTCAAGGGACTTCGCCAACATGGAAACCGCCCAGGCCGCACAGATAGAGCGGTGCCCGAAATGCGGCTCGGCTGATGCCGTCGTTGTGTTCAAGTATCACGAGGGCGTAAAGGACGATCCCGATGCCGTCCAGGAGCCGGGAGCGGTTGCGGAACCGCCGCTGGCCAACGATGCCGCCGGGGAAATTGATCTCAATGCCGGCGCCGCCGCCGGGGGGGACGCTGCCGTCGATGCAGTAGCGGAGAATGAAGCGCCGCCGTTCACAGGTCCGGCACAGGAACCGCCGCCGCCGGGTGGACCGCCGGAATAGCAGGCAACATGTACGCGCTGAAAAGGATGGATGTGATAACTCATATCCATCTTCTTGAACGCGAACAGGTGAACCAGGTGTGCGCGGACGGGAATCAATATCGCGGGGTGTGCGTGGACTGTGACATCAAGATCAACCGGTTGGTTATGAACTTCATGCTTATTCCGGGGCGTACAGAAAAGATAAATAAATATATCAAGGAGAGAAAATTACAATGAGCAAACCACTACCTAATTGTCACTACTGCGGAAAAACCATCGTGAGGAAAGCGCGAATCATATTCGAGTTCCACGGCGAGAAGTTCGCGTGGCACACGGATACAAGTAACTTCTCATGCACAAAGAAAGACCCGGCATTCAAGATTGCCTGTAAGGGATTCACCGGGGAGATGCTTGAACAGCAGGTGATTCTTGAACTTAATAAAACCCAAAAGAGGCTTGCATGAGAATTACAGAGGCATCCGAATACTTAGGAGTATCCAGGAAGAAAGGCTCCCGGAAGCCAAAGACGGAAGCGGAGACGGTTATTTTAGCTGAAATCGCAAAAGGCCCGCAAGAGATTGATTTTGACGGGATTTAATAAGGACGAAGATGAACAAGCGATATGATGATAATCTCGGAGGGGCGTACTACTTCCGTCCGCCGGAATACTTCATGCCGCCGCGGCGTCGGGGATGTTATCGAGTTATTCTGGTTTTCTTGTGGTCGTTCGTGCTGTTCATATTTTTTATTCTTGGAGGTTCAACCGTGAACGTAGCCCTTTTCTCCGTAATATTCCTGTTACTCGGTATGTTGATTGCAGCGGCCGTGCACGCCGTCTACATGGCGAGGTTGGCCAATCGAAAGGCCACGGCCGCACTGGCCGGCTCCAAAGCCACAGAGACTCGCGTGAACGCCATAGACGACGCGCTGAACAACATCACAATCAAGGTCGAGCCTGAAAAAACCGATGGAGAATGAAGAGGACAAATATCTTGATTGGCTGCTGGACCGTGACCGCGCGTTCAAAGACGATCCGCCCCCTGCCGATGATGCTCCCGAAATTACCGGCCTGAATTTACAGGAATACATGGATGCCGACGGTTATAAATTCTGGTGCTGTTTTTGCAAGGAACCGTTCCATGAAAAGGATGTGAAACAGTGGAGAGGAAAGACAGACCCGAAGCCGGAATGCCCGATGTGCGGAGTGACCGCCGGCGCGTTGGGTTGGGGCGACGTGAAGATATGAAAGGTGGTGAATGACGTGGGATTGAAGCTCGGCAATATAGCGATTGTATTATCAGATATAGAATACGAGTTGTGGCGTGCCCGCAAGAAAACGGTTGAAGGTTCGGAGGTCAACGAAATAATCCATTCGGAAGAAAAGCGGGTTCACAAACTCTGGAAGAAAATAAGAAAGGAGATACGACGTGCCGACGAAGACAGTTCTGGGGGTTGACGCATCGACGGCTAACATCGGTTTCGCCGTCATGGACTACGACACGGAAAAGCTGCTGAATCATGGCGTCATTCCGCTGTCCGACAAAATGAGCGTGTACATGCGCATCGCGGCCGGCGTGCAGCTTCTCTACAAACAGTTCGACCCGGCGACAATCGACATTCTCGTTATCGAGGAATCGTTCTTCTGGAAAAACGCCATGACCGGCAAGCTGATTTCCTACATGGTCGGGGCGTGCATGTATGCGGGCCTGACACGCGGAATCGGTGGCGTGAAGCCTCTATCCCCCACGGAGATAAAAAAGGCGTTCACGTCGTCGGGGAAGGCCGATAAGGACGCGATACGGGCGCAGGTGCGGCTTGAGTTCGGGTTGAGTGTCGAATCGGAAGACGAGGCGGACGCCATAGCGATTGCGTCGGCGTACTGCACGTTGCAAAAAGAGGGCATATTTGCGCACCGGCAAGAGGAAAAGACTATCAAGAGGGTGCAGAAAGCGAAAAACCGCCGACTAATAAAGGCGGGAAAACCATTACCGGGGGAACTACCGTTATGAATCTACAGGAAGCAAAATTAATGGCCGCTGAAATGATGGAACTGATTGCTCCGTTCTGCGACAAGTCGATGGTGTGCGGGTCGATACGCCGCGGACGTCCGGAAGTGAAAGACATCGACATCGTGCTGGTGCCGAACGACATGGATAGCCTGAAAGCATTATGCCTGTCTTTCCATCCGCTGGAATTCTCGACTGATGATACAAAGCCGAAATGGGGCGAGAAGATCGGGCGGTTCAATTACCAAGGGCACGCGCCGATAGATTTGTACTTTGCCACGGCGAAGAACTTTCCGTTGTTGACCCTGATTCGGACGGGCAGCGCGGAACACAACGTATATCTGTGCACCCGTGCGAAGGATCGCGGCATGTACCTCGCCGCCGATGGAAGCGGGTTGTTTTACGACCGGGCGAAGACGCGGGCGGTCCCGGTGGTCTTCGAGGGCGACGTATTCAAGAATCTGGACATTCCGACTGTACGGCCGGAAGACCGGGAAATCGACAAGGCGACTGGCCGGCCGGTGTGGTACGTCGGCGGCAAGGCTCCGAGGGCGCCGGGGAATATGGGCTGATGCGACAAGGCGACTATCGAGAAAACAAGACGTGGTGGGTGGAACACTTCCAGTACGGTCGTTATCCGGACACGTGGATTCCGGTGAACTTCAGCCAGGGTGAAATCCTCGATGCTGTCCGCCATGCTCAAGGGGTGTACGGGAACGATCTGGTTATTCAGCAGCATATTCCCGAGTACGTGCAGGACTCGCATTTTCAGTACAAATTGAATTGTTCGTTGGGGAATCGGGCAGCGCAGAAATTATACGATCTGCCCGATTTCCAGTATGGCTGTTCTGTAACAAAACAAAGATTTGTCGTGCGGGTCTTCGCTAATAAATATCTCAAGGCTGAATCACTCGTGGTGCCGGCGCGGCTGTTCAGGCTCAAACGAATACCGGACATATTTATATCCGTGAATGCTGATATTGATTATTCAAGGCTTTTTTCTACTGTTGTTTGGGTTGTCGGCTGGATGCAGCAATCTTTCTTTCTCCGCGCGTGCAAGTATAATGGCTCTAATTATTTTCTCTCGTCGGCGTTGTGCTTCCCGCCAAAGAGCGTTTTCCATTTGGATGTGGACGGGGTCGAATCTGTCCGGTAGCTGATCGCGCAATTCCTTGTACATATTCAATTGTTTTCGTGTCGTAAACAGGGCGTGCCGCTGTGTTATAGGATTCCAGCATTTGAACATCATTAGTTTTTTGTTGTGAGCCAGATTTCGAACTCTGGCTTTCGTAATCCCTAATTCCTGGGCCACGTCGGCGGTGGGTATGAGTAGCGACGGGTCGATGATGGTGCGCGGATTGCGCGACGGGTTGCGTCTCATAGGCTTCCCCATTGCTTCGCCATGGCTTCCGCTATTCCGGTGTACGTCCGAGAACGTATTTTCCAGCGTTCCGGTCCCGGCGATAATTTATTCTGGCCGCTCGGTGTTTGATTATCCCATCGTTTGTATTTATCGCTGAAAGTTCTGAAATGCGTTTCGGAATATTTTGCCCCTTTACTGTCGGTGTAGATTGTTCCATCAGGGTTTGTGTGGTAAGTCGGTTCGACCAACTTTGTCGGAGTAAGCAGCGGCAATCCTTTTAGCCACAAACAGGTTTTTTTGCTCTCCGAGTGCCCGAATTGATAAGGCTGTATTATCTGGTCTGGTTTTCGATAAATAGTTGACATAATGCAGACAGGGTTTTCGACTGCTATTCTGGGAATGTCGGCGTTAATCATTTCCATAAAGAATTCAATGGCGGCTTGCTGTCTGCCGTCCGCTCGTTTCTCCGCGAAATAACGTGCTCCACTAACGGCAAGATGTGTGCATTCCGGGTGCGCGATTAGCATGTCCCATTGCCCCCCCCCGTTTAGAACCTTGCGCACGTCGTCCTGAATGTGATTTCCGCGACGTTCCGATGGCAATAAATCGCAACTCCAGGCTTCATGTCCACGCGCTACAAAAGCGGCTCTAACTATTCCTGAAAACTCGCAAGCAATTAGTATTTTCATGTTGTTATCTCATGCACAAATTACACGTGCAATTTTCGTCGTGGCTTGCCAAGGCTTCAATTCCGTAATCGAATATTCCCTTTGCGTCGGCGGCTTCCTGTAACATCGCGTCCGTTATTTCTTCCGGCAGTTTCAGCAGCGCGCGCAGTTTCTTCATTTCATTCTCGACGCGCTTTTCCCATTCCTTATAAGTCTCCCCCTCCGGTTTCCATCCGTCAACTTCCTCTTTGTGAATCACGACATAATCGTCACGGCCGGCTATGGCTTCCTTGTTCACTACCAACCGTTTTTTTACCAGTGAATGATCGAGACACAACAGGATATGCGTTATCAACGCTTTCGGTAGTTTTTTCTTTCCGTAGTCATAGGTATAGAACACTTTCAGTATCGCCGCGGTCACGGCCGTTTCCAAATTCGGCCCTATGAAAATTTGTTTGCTGCACGCCGGGCACTTGTTATGCTGATTGGCTATCCCCCATGCCTGATCGGTATAGAAAACCAGTTTATAGTTTTCCGTACTGGAATACGACTCTAACTCCAGGTCACGCACCTTCGAGGGAACACGGCCTTTGAAATACACCTTCAGTGGAAAGCCGCACTCGCATTGCAGCATGTAGATCGGTTTGTACCGTGTGGCGTCGTAGCCGTCCCAGGAGTACCGACCGATTGAAACGTTTCCTGTTTTCTTGTCGTAGTTGAGTTTTGGCATGATTAATCAGTCTCCTTTTGCGATTTTGATTTTTTAGAAAAGTCTGACAATTCTTCGAGCAATTGGCCTTCCGAGTCAGAAACAGATTTAACCTTATACCATTGCTCACAAGTCTTTTCTCCTTTGCCATTATTGCCAGCTTTTTTTAAGAGATATTCTTTTATTCTTAATCCTGCCGGTGTTTCCCATAGTTCCACCATGTCTGTATCTCCATCGCTATGTTCATGGTCTACTACTTTTGCAAGTAATTTCATATTATTCTCCTTTTTTTTGATGGCTAATTTTTATTCCTTTATGTATTTCATTTATATAATCATTATAGGCTTTAGGATTGTTCTTTCTTAATGATGCGATAGTAGAATTTGCGTCTATTTTGTGTTGGCAATTTTCCATGATATTTATAATATCCATAATAGAGTTGATTTCTATTTTGTCAATTCCATTCCGTTGAGGGACAAACGCAACCGTTTTGTTTTTTTTCTTCCGGTAATGGCGGCATTTTATCTTTCTTTTCGTCGGGTTAGGTCTCAATTTTTCTGTTTCTATCCAATCTGTAAAATCATCATAATTCTTTGTAATGGCTGGAACGACAGGCGCAATATCCCAAAGCTCATCTTTAAATAATTCCTCATAGATTGCCTCTATGAATCCATCGTCTTTTTTATTGATTCCGCTAAGTTTTTTTCTTTGGCTCGGAAGCATGATTTCGATCCTTCTTATCTAAATGTCATTCCAATCACTTCAAGTTCTCGCAAAAACTTGAGGTATTTTTCTGCTTGTTTTAGGATTTTTTTCTTTGTTTTCTGAGTGTAAATATGGGGAAAATAGAATATTGCAACAACATCCCCGTGGCTTCGTTGATGGTCTTGGTAGTGCGATGACTGAATTACTGATACATGGTTTCTGTGTTCTTCCATCCAATAGTACATTGCAATATCCTCCTCAGAAATAAATTTCGTTATCTTGCAAAGATTCTAAATATTTAGCATATCTTGTTGCTTGGGATTTGATTTTCTTTTTTATTTGTTCGTTGGGAATATGGGGCATGTAGAATATGGCTACAATATTAGCATAGCACATTGTTCCTATTCTGCTTTGTTTTGACCGAACTTTTTTAAAATAAATAACCGCTATTTTATCATCCATTATATTTAGTCCGTAATTCATACTATTCATCCTCTCTTTTTGTTTTTGCGGCCGCGAATCAGGGCTTCCGCGAATTCTATGGGGCTGAATACTTCCCCCTTGCTGCTCTCCATTACATGATCCATCGCGCGATCTATCGCTCCTTCTTTCTGCGTAACCAGTTTATTCATGTCCTCATCGATCATCCCCTGATTTATCAGGTACACAATATCAACTTCCTGTGTCTGCCCGACACGGTGAACGCGCTTCCACATTTGCTCCATGGCTTTCGGAGACCATAAGAAGTCATAGATCAAGCACGTCTGCGCCTGTGTCAACGTCACGCCTAAATTGCAGCATTGCGTAGTCACGCACAAAACCTTTAAATCGTCTCCCTTTTGAAACCGTTCCATAATTATATTCCGTTGCGCTATCGGCATTTCCCCATGAAAGAATTCCGCGCCCGGTATCTTGCCGGCCAGGTATTCCACGCAATCCTTGAACGCCGACGATATGAGAAGCTTCTTTCCTTCCGCTAATTTTCTTTTCACAATGTCAAGCACGAATTCCGATTTTGCCGTACCGTTGCCCGTGTAATCGTCATACCTGTATGGACAGGATGAAACCATTCTTAACGCATTGAGTTTCACGAGTACCAGCGATGAAAGCTTGGCTGTGAATTCCCCCTGTTTCCAGTATGGCAATTCATCCCGCGCGGCAAGTTGCGCCTCATACCAGTTTTCGAAATCGTCAAATACTTTTTCGTAAAGCTGTTTCTCCGGTTCGGTCGGTGCGATATTTACGCGGACCTCGTTGGCGTCGGGCAGGTTGATTATGTCTTTAACGTCCTTGTCTTTCTCCGTTCGGCGCGTCATAAGGGTATCCATCATACTCCAGAATGTTTCGACATTCTTAACGTCCGGCATCATGCGGCGCCGCCCCTGCTTTGTGGATTCGTACACGGCATACTGATTGCAGAACGCATTGTGTCCGCCCTTGAACGAATACGGAAAACGTGCGCTGCCGCCGCCTAAGAGCCAGTACAGTTGCCAGAACGCTTCCGCGATATAGTTTTCTAAGAGGGTGCCGGTCAATATAATCTTGTGCTTTGCTTTCAGTGTGCGCAATGCCTGCCCCTGCTGGCTGTTCTTGTTCTTTGACGCCTGGGACTCATCAACGCAGATCAGGGAAAACAGTTTCTGCATCCGTTTGTAAATACCCGGCTTCCAGTCGATATGTGAATACCCGCAATCCGGGCAGTAACGGCCGGTGTAGTGGTTCACGCCGTCGGCTTTGTGGGATTTGCATTTCTTATTCGGACACGTCGCATCGGTGAAACGGTTCCAACCGCAAGTGGATTTGTCAGACGTTCGATCAGTATTAGGCGCGGTGCAGATTTTCCCTTTCACGATATTCCCGCATTTCGGACACACAACAGGCGGATCGTTTTTATCCTGTTTTCGCAATGTCTCAAAGGAAACTATATTCCATTTCTTTATGCTTTTTAGATCATTATGGTTCTTGATTATACATATATCATCGGCGGGAATTCCCATCAATACCATTTCATCGAACCATACTTTTGTTAGCCGGGAATAACAGATAAACAAATTGCTCTGCGTCTGTTTAATCATGGCTATCGCTATCCCCGTCCGTGTCTTGCCTAACCCCTGTATGTATCCTAAAAACGAGTAGTTCTTGATTGCGTGTATGGCTGCGTCGTGCCGTTGGTACGGAAAAAGCTTATCCCAGATTCCCGCGTCCTCGATGCGCTGTAGATTGCGTTTGTATATTTCAGGTTTCTTATCCGCTAAGTCGGTCATTCTGATCGATTCTTTTTGAAAGAATTTCCGTTTCCCTTTCAGGAATTGCAGGAATGCCGGATCGATTTTCAGTGTTAAATTCAAGTCCGTCAGTCCTTTTAGTCCTTCATGCATAACCAGGTGGTTTACGGAAAGTAGCCGCGTCGCTTTTCTTTCCGTTTTCCAGTCGCCGGACCACTCCGCCAACTTGCACGCCGCGATTGCCCCCACGGGCTGTAATTTCAATTTGTGCCCCTGCCGGGATATTAGAATCGTATCGCGGCTATTCGGGATTTCTTCGTCTTTCAACTCTAAGAAGTGGTTGAATTCTTCGCGCTCTTTCTCGAATTCCGTGTTTATGGTGATGGCGGTTTTCTTTTTGACAAGTTCAATCCGGATTTGTTTTTTCATGGCCGCGAACGCGGGGGACTGTTTCCATGCGTCCACTATGGTGCTCGGGCACTCGAATCTTTTCAGTGATTCCCGGAATGGCACGGCATTTTCGGCCGGGTATCGCTGAATCAAAAGGAAAGAACATGGCCAGGTGGTTCCGCTATCCTTGAACGCATCCCCAGGCAGATCGACTTTTGCCCTGATCAAGCAAGAGGAATCGAAAAACTCGCGGGCTCGGTTATCCGCCGGGCGGTCGTTCTCGAACGTCGAGGACGGCACCACGAGCGCGACAACGCCGCCGGGCTTCACGGCTTTGATGGCTATTTCAAAGCAGGCCCATTGGCTGACAATCTTTCCGGCGGCGCTGGCCAGGTTCCATTTCTGCGGTTCCACGTTCCACCATAGGCCGAACGGCGGGTTTCCCGCTACAAAGTCAAAAGCTTCTCTAAGGTGCAGATTGTTTTTTATGTCTGCACAATCAATCGTATATTGCGGATAAAGAAGATGGGCTATCCGGGCGGCGTCCGGGTCGATCTCAATTCCGACCGCGTCGACGCCGGGCGGCAGGCTTTTGAAAAATCGGCCGGCTCCGCACGTCGGATCAAAAACGGTATCCCCCGGCTGCATGTCGAGCATGTCGACGATCATTTTACATACCGGATATGGCGTGAAATACTGTCCTAAGCTTTCCTGGCTGCTCTCGATGCCTCCACGGCCAGTATATGCCTCTAAGACGCGCCGGACTTCCGCTGGCGGCTGCATGGCGTTTGCTGTGTAATACTCTGCATATTCAAGGGCGTATTCGTTCAGTAGCACGCGCGGAATCGTGGCCAGGTCGCCGGTGGCCAGCGGTGGCGGCGTCGGCTTTGTGGGCACTGGTGGCGTCTCCGCGTCGATTTCGGCGGCAAGTTCAAACATCAGGTCCAGCGTCAATTTTTCTCCGGCTGTTGGGCGTGCCATGGCCTAATCCTCTCAATTCAAAATGGTGTTCATGTCGTGGAAAAATTTTTCAAACCGTCGGCGCTGTTCTTCTGCCAAGGCGTTAAAGCACTCCCCGATATACGGCGTTTCATCGGCTCCCTGGCCCTGCTGCCGGTGCTCCTGGCGCGCGCGGGAGTCCGCCGGGCGGAACATGCGCCGCGGGCGCGGGTCTCCGGCGCGTTGTATGATGGTGATTTTCTTCATGGCCGTATCTGCTTATAGTTGATGTAGATTTTGATCGCGTCCCCCGCGAATACGTCGCCGGCCGGGTCTATCCGGTCGGTTTCAACTTTTGCCATGCCGATGCTCTGTATGGCGGGCACGGCCATGGGTGCATCCATGTCGAACCCTCTAATCATGGCCGCAAGCCGTATTGCATATTCAGGATTACCGGTGATTTTTATTTGCAGTCGTGGGGTGTGTTTGCTTTTCGCCGGGTGTGCGCCCTGCAATGCAAGCGCGGCTTTGTGCGGCGAAGCTAAGAACTCTATTACTTCATCGCGTGATAGTCGTTTGCGTCTTTCAAAAGGTGTTTCCATGGCGTTCCTCGTTTCGTGGTTGTTATTGCAGGCTGTTGGGTGCCGGTATGAACGGCGTCCACGTGCGCGGGCCTGGGCGGTGCTGTGCTGGCGTGGGTTGCGTCTGTGTTTCCGGGCGGCACGTCTGCGCCAGTTCCGCGATCTTAGTCGAGCAATCACGGCATAGCGTGTGGTGATTGGTTTTGAGTCCGGCGCGGTGCATTTCTTTCGGCAGCGGCGGCGTGTCCATATACCAGCGTTCGCAGATCGGGCAGTAGTAGATCGCGCGAATTCCGAAGGATGTGCTTACCGTCTGTCCTGCGGGCAGTTTGTCCGGATTGAACATTACAACGGCGTCGGGGTGTGGACCGTCCGGGTCCAGGTATCCAACTATCGAATACCCTTCCGCTTCCATTTCGTCCGCGCATTGTTCCGCGCTGCTGGCCGGCTTGTAGTCCCTCCCGGTTCGCCTGGCGTCGTTGTTGAAGTCCTCGATCATGCTAATGGTTTTGCTGCGGCGTTCGTCTGCATTCATGGTCTCTAATCCTCCCTATTTCGGCAGGGGTGCCGTTTTTTTTTAGCGGAGCATGCCGCCACATTCGGGTGATAATTTGTGCATCTGGCAATAGTGCATTTTGTCAATTGCTTTTCTGGTTTTTTCATCTTCTTTTTTAAAAGCTATCATCAGGCCCAGAATGATCAGGATGATAATTACTATGCCGCTGATTTTCTCGATCAGGCTTTCGGGCTGTTCTTTTTTCATTGTTCGGCCTCCGTTTTGAATTCTTTTCTAAGGCAGTCTGCGGGTAGTGGTGCATCATTCACGCTTCCGGGGCAATCCAGCACGCGCGGACAACCGGCGCAAAAGCCGGAAAGCGGGTCTTTCTCCGGCGTCGGATCGTCTTTCCAATCGTCCGCCTGGCTTTTCTCCTCGGTGGTGTCCACTCCGGGCGCGTCCTGGGCCTGCACGGCTGCGGGGCGTTCGTCGGTCTCGTCGATGCCTGGCGCGGTCTCCGGCGCGGCCTCTCCGGCTTCAAAGTCAATCTGTCCGATTGCCAGATCGGAGGCGTCGAGCGCGGGCAGCGCGGCGATCTGCAGTTCGGGATCGTCGGGGAATATGGCCAGCGCGGCGGCGTCGATGGCGGATGTGTCTTTATACGTTGCGTCGATGGCTGCGCCGTTCTTTTTTATGTCGCTGGTGATCTTCCGGGCGCGGGCTCGCAGTTCGTCCATCATGGCCGCGAATTTTTCGCCCGCTTCCGGCTGCAATATCCGATCTATTCCCTTCGCCGATTTCAGCGCGGCGCGGATGGCGTCCGGATCGGTCAACTTCACGGCCTCTTTTAATTCGTCGATGGCGTCGCGGATGGTTTCCAGTATTGCGCGGTTTGCCTGCTGGTTTCCTTCGGTTTTCAGCGCGATCACACTGCTGACCAGGCGGCTGAAAATTGCATCCCGGTTGAATTTGTCGGTTTCCTCGTTGATCTGGCTTTCGAGTTCCTCGATCTTTTTCCAGTTCTCCGGCGTGTCCGCGCAAAGAATACCAAACATGCTTTTTGTTGCATTCAGTCCGGATATTAAGATCGTGTTGATGCGTTCGCGCAGAGCGCGCGCGTCGTTGTACTCTTTCACATCCTCGATCAACTTCTCGGTTTTGATTTGGGTTTTCTCTCCCTTGGTCTGATACTCCTCGGAAGAGCGTTCAACTTCTTTGTAACTGCACCCGCCCTTTATTGTCCTGTAAAACTGGATCAGGATTACATTTTGTAACGTGGCTGTCTGCATGGTCTCAACTCCCTGTAGGTTATTTTTATTCTATGCTAAAATCGCTGCCCTGCTGCGTTTCGTTCGCCTCGGGCCTGTTGGCCGCGCGCGCCGCCGTTGCCGCCCATGTCCGCAATGCGTCCAAGGTCTTTGCTTCCGATACTGCAATCGGTATTACTCCGGCGGCTGCTCTGGCAACGTCCGCCGCTGTCACGGGTCGCCTGCCGTCCTTGTATGCGATCAGCATGGCGCGGCTGTATGCTTCCTCGATTTCCGCGCCTGTAAATTTCGCGGTGGCGTCGGCAACGGTATCGGTTTGGACATTTCCGCACGGCTTGAATTTGCTGTTCATGATCTGCGCGATCTGGATTCGTTCTTTCCGCGTCGGCACGTCCACAAAGTAAATGCTATCAAACCTTCCCGCCCGTTTCAATTCCGGCGGCAAGTTCTCGATCTTGTTCGCGGTGGCGAAAACATAGACCGGCTTTTTGCGTTCCTGCATCCATTCCAGCACAATTCCGAATACTCGCACGGCTGCGCCGCCGTCCGCGTCCCCGCCTCCGGCGCCGCCCGCCAGGGCCTTTTCCAGTTCATCCAACCACACGACACACGGCGCAACGGCTTCAGCGGTGGCCAGCGCGGCCCGCGTCGCCTTTTCGCTCTCACCAAGGAACTTTCCGAAAGCGGCGCTAAGATTTATTTTCAAGAGCGGAATTTTGAAAGCGGTTGCGATGCACACGGCGGACAAGCTTTTTCCGCTGCCGGGTATCCCCACCACGAGCGTGCCGCGCGGCGGCTTGATTCCGTAGTCGGCGGCGTCCTGGGTGAAGGCAACTTTTGCGAGGACTAGATCTTCTTTCATCACGTCTAATCCCCCGATGGCGTCGAGTCCCGCCGGATTCGGTTCTATCCATTCGACCACATCGGATTTAACGAGGGCTTTCTTTTCCTGCGCTAAAAATTCAGGTTTGTATAATCCGGTTTGAATTCTGGACCGGTTCAGCGCGGATCGTATCTGGTCGGTATCGAGTCCGATCAGGGCGGCGGCGATGGCTGCGCGGTTGCCATTCGTGTCTGCGTCCTGCTGTATTTCCTGGGGTGCCGCCTGAATTGCAAAATCAACTATCCGTGCGATTTCGTTCCGGTCGGGCAGCGGCAGTTCAATGACAACTATCCCCGGTATGGTCGGCGCGGGCGCGGTGTCGATAAAAATAAAGGCGTGCGCCGTTTTCGAGTCCCGCCGGCGTCCCGTCTGTATTTCGTCCCGGATTGCCCGCCGGATAACCGGCGCCTCCAGATAGGGCGCGGCGTCTTTAATTATGATGGTCTCCCGGTTTCCGTTGTTCGGCACTCCTTGGAATAGCTGCGGAAAACCGCCTGGCTGCAATCCGGCGAATTGTCCCGGTTTTGTGTCGGTCGGCGTGCGCAGGCCGTTTGTCACTGTCCAGATCAGCGGGTTAAACTGCAAGGCCGCTGCTGCCTGGATAACTATTTTCTCTGCCCTCTGTTCGTCGGGTGTCTGTATCCAAAGAAAATAGTTTTTCATTTTTAGGTTTTCTTTTATTTCGTCGATCATGGTCGTGGTTTCCTTCCGCTTGTCGGCGCGGGTGCCGTCATTTGTGGCTGTTGTTGTGGGCTGCTATCACGGCTTCCGGCGTGGTTTGCAGGTCGGCGAACATCTGATATAATGCCGGGTTTCCCATCGCCTGCAATGCGAGATCGGACAATATGCAGGCGTCTTTCATGTCACCGCGTTCCTCGGCTGTCAATCCCTCTATGTACAATTCGAGGGTTGCGGCGTCGCGTTCGATCTGGGCGCGGCCGTCCCGGATGGCGTCGGCGGCTTTGTTGGTTATTTCGATCTTTCGGTTCACGGGCACACGGTCGCACGGCATGTTATTTATCCTCCCTTTCGGCTTCGATTCTCTCACACAATGCCTGGGAAGCTGCTTTCAGGTCTTTGAATATTTTGCGCAGTGTGAGCGCGGCGACTCGGACGCCTTTCACGGTTTCCGGCAGATTTTGCGGTATATTCGGCGTAAACACTCCGGCGGTCATGGCTATCGCTTTGTATATCTCGATCAACTCGGCGACGGCTGCGCCGTTCTCACACGCTAAACGGTTCCACTCAAGCCGCGCGGCGTCGCGGTCCTGGCGTAGTTCTACGCTTGCCTGCCGGGCCTGCATCAGCAACTGCAATGCTTCGGTGATTCCTCGCATGGTTGGCGTGTCGTCGGTGATGGCGGTTTCAGCCGGTTTTCTCTGTTTGTCGAGTTCAATTACTTTGAAAATTATTTCTCTTGCTTCACCTGCCGCTGTGCGGGCCTCCTGTAATTCCGTGGCATTGGTCAAGGTTCCGAACTGTACGCGCTCCAGAGTATGCGCGGCTTCGTTCAGCTTTCTTTTCTGTTCGTCGGTCATTCTTTTTTCCTCCCTCGTTTTCTAAACGGTCTACGCCGGGACTTCGTGGAGACTTACCCCCATTTTCTGCCGTAATGCGCCGGGCACGTCTGCCCTGCATCGTCTCTAAAGCCGGTTTGCCTAATCCCCGCAACCGTTCGCGCCGTCTCCCCGCCGGGCAGGAAAACAGCGTAAACTTTCACGCGCCACATACTCGCAACGTCGCCCCCGCCGTCGCCGTCTCCCTCCATGCCGGGGCACTCTTCACTCGATTGATTATCATCCTCGCCGCTATCCGCATCCGCGCCGCTTCTGCCCGCCTGGCCTCCGCCCGCCGCTGGTCAAGTTCAACCTCCGCCGCCCGCGCTTCCACTCCCGCCGCTATTAACATCGCCTGCGCTTCCCCAATTGCATTCAATTTGTCCGCCGTCGTCATTGTCGCACCGCCCTTTTTAGAACTCGATTTCCGGGCACCCGCTCGCACCCTGCGCCCGCAATCGGCATTTCTTAATATCCTGATCGCACTCGAAACATGTCTTCCCCGCCCTCGCGCCCTGCACGCCGTCCGCGCCAAAGTCTATCTCTAATACTTGCGGATCGCGCCCGCGCCCCTCTTTTCTTGTCTCTATCTCTAACTCAAACATAGCTTTCATCCTCTACAGTTACCTTTATTGTTTCCTGCCGTGTGAACTTCTCGCCCCTGCATAGCGCCCATGCTCTTTGGCTCTTTACTTTAACAGGCTCTCTACCGGGCTGCGCTATGTAATAACACGTTATTTCAACTTCTACCTCTTTACTGTCTTTATCAAACTTCAACACTTCACACGGCACACTTAATTCTGGGTAGTGTGTCAACGGCTGCGCTATGTTCTCTATATAGTTCTGCCCTTTACGCAGCCAGTAATATGCAGCCTGTTCTATAACCACTCTTGCCTTTTGATCGTAACTCATTCTTTGCCCGATATACTTCTTTAAGCCGGGTAGTTCTTCCGACACGTCTTTTATCTCTATCTGATCGAACGACTGCAATACGGTATAACAGCCGTCAACATGCAATACTTCCGCATGTTCCAACCATATCGCTACTAATTTCTTTATCTCTCCAATCGAATACCGTCCGCGCCGTAACTCTCCGCATAACAAATCGCGCAGTGGTCAAGCTGCTCTCGTGCCTGCTGTATCGTGATCGGCTTGCCACACTTTAGACAATGATTCTTGAAACACATTTTACTTTCATTCTCCCGTGTCGCCGGGCAGCGTCGTTGTCAACAGGTTTCCCTGCTGACTGATATGACTATACAGCACCGTTTATGCCTTGTCAAATGCCTGCCGAAAAAAAATATGAAAATAATACATCGCCGCATGAACGCATTATTAAAAGGAAGAAAAACGGCCTTTGTTTACTGAATGCAGTGCAGCCGTTGGCACAGTGCAACGTCCTGCATTAGTGCAATACTCTGCACACGCGCGCGCGACCTGCAAAATTATTCCCGCGCGGAGTGCCCTACGAACGCCGACTAAGGCCATGTTGCCGCACTGCCGCGCCGCCGTGCCCGCCACAATCGCCGCCCTGCATTATCACGCGCATATAACCACACACGACGGCAGCACGACCGCGCTGCCCGTGTTCGCCGCCCTGCCGCGCCTGTCATCCCGACCGCCGCCGCCGTCTCCCTGTTTCGTTTATCTCCCCTTGTTGTTTTTGTTGCTTTCTTTCTTCTCTTAGTCTCCCGCGCTCAACTCCCTTTAGCGTGGTTGATGTATTGTCGGCTTTGTCGGCATGCGTTGCGTGCTTTGCCCCCGTGCGCCGGCCATGTTTTACCCGCGCCAGCCTGCCGTTAAAGGTAACCCGTGTTTCGGAAATCCATCGGTGAGAGGAGGCGCGGAGAGCCTTATAGCCCGTCGCGCGATTGGGAAGGCAAGCTGACCACCGGGGTCGTTCCGTTAAAAAGTAACCCTGCATTTACAGACTTGACGGCCACAAAATGAGACCTCCAAAATATTAATAATTTTTTCAATCACTTGGGACATTGCCAACACGATTGAAGATAACTAAATGCCGCATTGATTCCGCACTGATTAAAATGGCTGAAAATACAATTATGCAACACGATTGAAATAAAAAGGAATTAAAAAGGATTGAATTATTACTGTGTTATAAAGTGTTGTAGTTCTCCATCGAAAGTGTTGTAGTTCTCCATATTTAATAATAAAGACTCCCGCGGGCGAAGTTCTTTTACGTAATACATTACTTATTATTTGAATAAGAGATCTAGTAAAAAACGTAATGTATTATGTTAGGAGATCTAGTATAAAAACAGATGAATCATTTTCATGTCGGTGTTGGAGATCTACAACACAAGTGTTGGAGTTCTACAACACTGCGGACAGAAACGACAAAAAGAGACAGATTTTGCGAGAAAAGGAGAAAAGAGGGAGGATTCGGGGCGAATTGGAAGAAAAAAAATAAAAAAAGCGTGAAAGGGGAGTTGGGAAGGGAGTTGAGGGCGTCGACGGGGTGAGCGGGGAGGAGGAAAGGAGGAAACTGGAAAACCGGAATGCAAAGTTGCCGGAGGCCGCGCCGGCGTGCAGGTGGAGGCGGTAGTCCAGGGCGGAGAGCCCGAGAACAAGGCGGTGACGTCGGCGGAGTGGACTACGTGGCGCCGCGGAGCGGTAAAATAGTCCATCTCGAGATCGGCGCCGGTGGGGAGACTGTGAAAAGGAGGTTGAAGCCTACATTGAGACACACTGCATTCAGAACTAAGAAAAAGAAAGAGAAGCTTTTGAACATATTTATGGATTTACAAAGGTTTTTACAAGCGTTGTATTAAACAAGAATCGCCCGTTTCATCTTGGCGGACGGACGGGCGATTCTTTTGAGCAAAACGACTTGCCACCGGGGACATAAATGTCCTGATCGGCGGTGCCGTTTGTGTATTAATTATAACACGTGAGGCAGTTAAATGATAGATCACAAATATAAAAAACAAGCGGGACGGGGGGGAGACGGATGGATTGTCCGCTTTTTAATTCCCATGACAACGGGCAGCCGACCTGCTCATACTCCGGAACCATCCACGGCCATTGTGAACCGGGAGCGTCGTATTGCGTCGCCGACGGACAGCAGCAGGAGACATGCCGACTTCGGATCGCGGCCGGAGCCGGGCGGAAGGGGGTGCGCGCGGTCGCTGCTGGCGCAGATAAGGAATTGGAGTAGGATAGAGCCTTTGAAGGGTAAAATGCGTTGTAGGGCGAAATTGGGGCAGAACGCGAACGCCGCCCTGGTCGAAGTGGGAAGAGCGGCGTTGCGGCAAACTTTAGGAGGAATCCGTGGGCGGTGCTTGACGTCGCCGGCGGACAGGAGAATGATATGCGATAGCGATAAGTGTGTCAGCAAGCGTAAAAAGAAATTTAAAATTAGGGGTTGACAAAATGCGGAGATCGGAATATACTTATGGGGCAAGGTGCAGACAATGAGTAAAAAAGTTTTACTGGCTTTCCTCTTGAACAGAATAAAAATGATCGCAACCCGCGATGCTTTGGGCGGCGGTCGTGTGCGCGTCGGATGGTCTGCGCCTTGCAACCTCTCCACCGGCGCCGCGCGGCCGCTTCCTTTTTTTTATTATGCAAGGTGACAAGGAATTCAAACGATGGCTTCGAAAAGAGTTGGCGGGCGGGAAGACGATAACGAGCTTACGGATGTTCGAAATCATGCCGATAGAGTTTGGAACGTCACCCTGGTGGTTTCGGTTTAGGCTTTCGGGGATGGAAGGAAGAGGCGTGATAGAGCGGGCGGAAGACAACCGAAGATTGACACAAGTTAAATGGAGGCTGAAGAATGAAAAGAAAAATCCCTATGCTCGAAAGACTGTTCGGGCCGCTGGTGGGCAGCAGGATGATCATCGAATCTAAGGCGAGTAAAAATAAATCAAAGCAGAACGGGGGTGAAATTGATGGCGTATGCAATTGAAGAGGGAGCGCCGCCGACGTTGTGCAAATGCAAGAACTGTATTTTCTGCGACACACACGAGGCGCTTGGCCGGCCGGGGCGGAATGAAAGCATTTGTCGGCAGCGGTCGCCGGACAAGGGGAGAAAAAACTTTCCGATCGTGGACCCGGAAACGGACTGGTGCGCGGACGGCGTTACGCCGTACGGGGAGCCGTTCAGCCAGGTAGCGGAGAATGAAGCGCAGTGGCCAGGCTCGGTGGTGCGCGCGGAATACGGCAAGAGCGTGGGGCAGGTTAAGGAGCGGGCAACAGGCAGAGGGGTGGAGTTCCCGGCGAAAAGGGAACCCACCAATTTTCCGGGGGCGAAATAGGCAGAAAAAAAACCGCAGGGGGTTTGAAATGTCGAAACTGTCAGAATTACTCAAGAAGATTCCGGGGGTTCACGGGCTGCAGGCGGCGCAGATAGCCGCGGCGTTCCTTGTGGACATGGTGGAGCATCACGAGGCGAATACGCCAATCGAGAATGAAGCGGTGCATTCGATGTGCCGGGTGCTGCGGCAGGACGTACTTCCGGTCGTCGAGGCGGGTACGATGGAAAAAATGCCGTGGTTGGCTCCGGTAGTCACCGTGGCGCAGGCCGTCCAGGCCGCGGGGCAGGCAATGCCGGCCGATGCGCCGGACGTGGCGCCGCCGGCAGGAGCGCAGGCAAGCGGGGCCGCTCTTCCCGATGGCCGATATGCGGGCAGGCAGGTGGAGGAGTTGCTGAATCCGCCGGAACCGAGCCAGCAGCCGGCGCCGCCGGTCCAGCCGGGCGAAGAGAAAAAGTAGCGGCCGCGCGGCAGGGGATTGAACGCTAAAAAGCAACGATGTATAATCAGGGGCAAAAAGGAAAGGAGGGTATTTTCTTCGCAGGGACAACGAAAAAATGCGCTTTCAGAGCGCGGAAAGTTGAAAGAGGGATAAGTAAAATGAAGAAAATTCTTTTTTGCCTGCTGATTGCCACGATGGTAATGGTATTCGGGGCGCCGGCGGGCGCGCAGCAGTGGAACCGGGCCTTTCCGCGGCCGGGGGACATGGAAAAGTATTCGATGATGACGAACTATCCGATTGCCGTGTTCCAGCAGGAAACCGGGTCTCCGATAGCGATCATGATGACCAGGACGGGGAACATCAGCGCCAGCGGGACGGTGGCGGCGGCAACGGGATCGTTTACTACGGTGTCCGGATTGAACGGGTATTTCACGGATGGACACTTCACGGGGGCGCTTCTGGGCGCAACGGCAACATTCGCCACGACTACTTTTACGGGACCGGTTTCGGCGACGTCGATAAGGGCCACAAACACGGATCAGAATAGTATGGGCGTGTGGGGCAGCAATTCGAGTAATGGATATGGGGTATTCGGTTCCAACTCGGATGTAGGCGCCGGGATAGCCGGGTTGGCGTCGGCGACGGGCACAGCGATATATGCCACGGCCGATACTTCGGGGACGCTCTATGTCGGAGACCATTGGGGCACGTCGGGGAATCTTTTGCAGCTTCAGGTCAACAGCAATGACAGATTCCGAGTCAATTACGCCGGAGACATTGCCACGGTTGGAAATATCACGTCGATTGGAAACGTAACCGCGGCGACGGGCACGGTGGCTGCGTATGCCGGAAGTTTCAATACGCTGTATTCTTCCTCGATGTTCAGTGGTGCCACGGACAGCGTGAAGATTGGGACGTACCAGGCGATGGCGTCGATGGGTACGGCCAGCACGACTTATGCCCAGGGCGGCTATGCCACGGTGACGACAGGAAATTCGACCGTAGCGGTGACGTTCCCGGTTGCATTCCGCAGTCTGATTACGATAGTGCCGGGTGCCGGCGCGGCGACGGACTGCTTTGTGATATTTCCGACCAAGTCGGGCTTTGTGTTCAGTTTGCCGGGCGCGGCCGGAGCGGATACCCGTTGCTACTGGATGGCGATGGGGAATTAGTAACCCCGGTGACGGGGCAGGGACGGGGCCGGCGGCGGGTGTCGCCGGTCTCCTACTTTTGACAGGGGATAACAGGAAATGGAATACACGTACAGCGGTGCAGTTTTTGACGACGACAAAAATCCAAAATATAGATATTCTTTAATTCGAAGATTCGATAATCCGGACAAAGGATTTATTCGAAGCGACAAGGGCGTGTGTTTTATCATGCTCAATCCTTCGACCGCAAATGCCGTGGAAGACGATGCGACAATTCGGCGATGCGTCGATTTCACGCGCAGGTGGCATTATGAAAAAATGGTCGTGTTGAATCTGTTCACAATTATTTCGAGCGATCCTAAAGTTTTATTGAATGTGAAGACCGAGGACAAAAGTTCAAATACGTTGATGGGGCTCACGTTCAACGGAGTGGACTTAGTGGTATGCGCCTGGGGAGCGTTTCCGAAATATATAGGGGATCGAGATCGGGAAGTTATGGCGTTTCTGAAAAAAGTGTACATCGAGCCGTATTGTTTGGGTGTTACAAAAGCGGGATATCCGCGACATCCATTGTACGTGCCGGCGGCGACAGTGCCAGTAAAATATAAAGGGAGATAATGCGATAACAGGAATCCGAATTTGAGGTTGACGATTCAAGCGAGGATGCGGGCAAAGCGGAACGTGCGCTTGAGAACATTATGAAACGGGAAAAAGGAGACTTCGAGTTATAATGCCACGCGGACACCGAAACACACCGTTAGAGAAAGTGAATGGATTAAGATTTTTCGATTTGAAAGACGGATGCGATGAACCATTATTAATTGCATATTGTGTGGCGTTGAAAGTAATAACGTATGAAGAGGCAAAACAATGTCGGGCAATGGACGGGTTGGACCTCGCACGGTTTTTGAAAGGCAAACGAGAAACGAGAATAAAAGAATTGGAGGCTGGCCAGTGAAATTTCAGAACAAATTCAAATCTCTGATATTCTCCGGCGAAAAGGACTGCACGACGCGGCTGCACAAGAAACCGGAATACGAAACCAACAAGACGTACACCATCGACGTTGTTGTCTTCGATCCGTTGAATCAGCGAACCGACACGGAATTCGCCGGCTATCTGACTATCGTGCGTTCGGTCGTGTGGCCGCTCGGTATTCTTCTGCACGATTCCGGCTTTCCGGTCTTCCCCTGGGGTATGGATGGAAAAGAGTTCGTGCGCCGCGAGGGATTCAGGACTTTGGATGAATTCATTGGTTTCTTTCGCAAGATGTATCCCGCGACGTTCAAGAAGATTAAAGTTGCGACAACATATCAGTTCGAGGTAGTAAAATGAGCGAAACAAAAAAAACAGCAACGCGGTGCCGGACGTGCGCGAATTGGGAATCGTGCATAAGAGAAGCATTCCGCTGGATTTGCCATGAAGGATTGCACAAATACGGAACGAAAGATATTCTCACCGCTGAACAGGTACGGCTTGTTCCGAAAATGAAGAATTGCAAGAAATATAAAAGACAGAAACGGGAGGGGGTGAAAAAAGGATGAATCTGATACAGATCATGCGACTCATCGGGGTTTTTCTGAATCCCGCCACACTCATGAAGCTGCTCGACGTCGCCGCTACGGTTACGGCGATGTTGGCCAGCGAGGGCGTGATAGACGACGCAAAAAAGGTCGAACTGCAGAAAACGGCCGAAGAAAAGATCGGAACGATAATGGCGTCGAAAGGCTACACGGTTTCGATTACCGCCATTCGATTTGCGATTGCCACGGCGCTGCTGCTGACGAAAGCAAACAAGGCCGGTGCAGTATTGCCGACGCGGGCAAAGTCCTCGCCGGAATAGCGCCACGAGGGAGGGGAGGCCCGGCGCCGTTGTCGGGCTTCTCTTTTTTATGATTATCAAAACAGACCTTTCAGAACTTCAAAAAAAATATCACGCCATTGTCGCGGACCCGCCGTGGAGCTACAGGAATAAGAATACCGGCGGAAATATGTCGTCGGGCTCGCAGGCGAAATATCTGACAATGACACTGGATGAAATCAAGGCGCTTCCGGTAGAGACGGCCGCGCAGCACGACGCCGCGTGTTTCTTGTGGGTAACGGTGCCGATACTGCCTTGGGGGTTCGACGTGCTCGATGCCTGGGGATTCAAATACAAAACAGCAATCTTCTGGCACAAGGCCGGCCGGCTCGGGATGGGGTTCTGGTTTCGCGGACAGGTTGAAGTATGTCTGCTCGGTATCAGAGGGAACGTAACCGCTTTCCGGTGCCAGCGGGAAAATATTATCATCGAGAAGCCGAACAGGCACAGTACGAAGCCGGAGCAATTCTGGAACCTGGTTGCCGACGCGCTGCCGTTCAACTATGTGAATCGGATAGAATTGTTTTCAAGGCATGAGCGGCCGGGATGGGATGCCTGGGGGCTTGACCTGATGGCCGATAAATCAGTATGATAAATCAAAACCGAAAGGAGATAGGGTTATGAAGATTTTGATTACGCGTGCCGACGCTGAGGGGTTGGTAGCGCAAATGCACTCGAAGGAATTGCTGACAGCCGAAATGGGGGTTTCCGTGGATGGCGATGGCAATTTCGTCCTGGGCGCCGACTTCACCGGTCCGGGAATCGTTCCCGTCGAGGGAGTCGAAATGGTAATCGCCGTAAAGCCGGCCGAACCGCCCGCGCCGGCGAAGACAGCCGGGAAAAAGGGCGCGGATGCCGCTCCCGATGCGGCAACGCCGCCGCCGGACAGCGCGCCGCCAGCCGCCGCGGATGCCGCTCCCGATGCGGCCGCAAAGTCGGGGAAGTGAGGAAATGGGGACGGTGGCCAGCGCGCCGCCGTTCCCGTCCCCTATGTTTGCGGACCGCCGAATACCAGAACAAAACCCCGATGGATTCCATTTTCGCTGTCCTCGCTCACATCCATTATTCGATCTCGTAGGCAGGGGAATGAATGTCATGCCGCAATGCGAGTTGCAGATAAAACATCTTCTGAATGATGAGCGTTGTAAGACTTGTCTGTGTTTGCCGGTAAAGTTTGTTCAGGCCGCAAAAATAACAGGGTTCAAGGTTACGGATAAAATCGAACGAAACATCGTGATATATGCCAAGTAAAGACATAATCGATATTCTTAGAATCGCCGGGCTGTACGGCACGAAAAAGGAATGTGAAAAGGCGGATGAAATCCTTATTGCGGTAGAGGATTATTTTTATTTTGTTCCAAAGCGTGAAACCGACGGGGGCGATCCGGATTTTTTCAAGAAGTGCGAGTACGGCCAGTTATTTTTGAACCTGAAAGAAGAGGAACGCGATCTTTACCTGTCGATGCGGAAAAGCGAAATAGTTGATCTGGCGGAAGAGGGTATTGAGTTAAAAGGGCTGGAATTCTTATTGCTCGATGCGGTCCTGTTTATTTATATCAAATTGGCAAGGTACAATAAGCCGGGTTCGCTCGTGGAATTCGATGCGCAGTCCGGCGCGTTCGCAGGGCATCTGCTTTACATAAAATATATGGAAGCCTACGAGACGATGAAAAAGAACAAGGGCGCAGAGGCGCGTATGGAGCGGCGCCGAAAGATAGTTAAGGGTGTGGATGGGGCGCAGAAAAAAGAGTATATTTACATGGTGGATGGCGAAGAAATGCCGGAAGAGAAATACAATGAATGGTATGCGTCGTTGGCACCGGATGAACGGGCTGAAGCTCTTTCTAGAGTGACAACGCGAGAAAAATAGAAAGGATGAATGCCATGAAAGCGAAAGACGAACAGGGGAGAGAGATTCCGGTCGACAACGGTGTTTCCGGAGAAAAGCAGGATGGCGCAGACAATGTGACTCCGATACGGCCCGCGGAGTCGCCGGCGGATCCGAATGCGCAGCCTCCGGCCGCGGAGGGAAGCGAAAAAGAGATCCCGTCGGAATCCGACGATGTCTACGACTCGGCGGTGCTGCTGCTGCTGACGACAGACGGGCAGATACTGTTCTCTCCCGATCCTCCGCTGAAGTTGAACAAGGTTTTAAACATGGACGAAATGTACGGCGCGATCTGCCGGGCAAAAGCGCACTTGGAAGCGCGCATGAACATGAACGCCATGCGCCAGGTGGTCTACGAGGGCCTTACGGAAATACCGAAAGTAATCATCGAGCAAATGCGCGGCGACGTGGCAAAAGGCAAACAGCCGAAAGACAGGAAAACGGGGTTATGGAAACCGGGCAAGTAGAATATCCCTGTTGGCAGGAAAAGGGTTGCCAGGTCCGGCGGTGTCCGGCGCATGGCAAGGCAGTCGATTGTTCCGTGACTCCGAATGCAGGCTACATGAAAAAGTTCTGTTCGGGGCCGATGTGCACGCGGACAAAGCGGATGGTCTGCCCCGGTTGCCCGGTCTATAAGAAAAACTTCCCCGACTCACAAGCTGTCGTCCTGACCGAAAAGCAGATATTGACAGAATTGGGGAGGGATGATAAAGTTTAGCCATACGGTGTTCCTGCACTGTTCATTCCCTGTAGAGGCGCGGCCTGCAAAGGTCGCGTTTCTGTTTAAGTTGACAAAAATTCACAGATAGCGTAATAATGAGGCTGTATGAACAGGTTCACAGGGGTGCGCCATGGCTTATAGGCTTCTCGGTAAAATTGATTTCACGGATTCCAGTCGGGTGCCGGCACCGTCGCCGCATTACCACAATGCAGATACTGTCGAGTTTCTTGAGTTTTTCGAACAATCGGCGCGCGCGGCCGGAACATATCATGACACGATAGTTGACCTGGGCGGTGGCGATAGATTTCTTCTTACGGAGACGGCATATCCGGACACGATATCAGGAGTGGCGTATTCCTCGCAGGGGTTTTTTAAGTCAAAGAAGCCGGTTCCGCAGTATTTTACCCTCGAAGCAAATATTAAATTTTTAACAAACTACCTGATGAGTGGAAGTATAATCTGCCTTTTCGATTCGGACTATGACACCTTGGATTACAAGGTTCAAGCCTTCCAGTTTGGAGCGGCGGGGTTTGGCAAGATCGGTCTGTGGTCGAACGGTGCGACCAACAATCTTTATTGGGCTGTGCGGGATATAACGCTCAAGGCGTTGACGACGGGATATGAAACGTTTGCATTCGATCCAGCTTATTATACAAAAATAGTGATGTTCTGCCGGGATAACGGCGTGGGGTGCGCGCTGTTTAGAGACACCGGGGAAATGATAAAGACGTTCAAGTTTTTTAATAAAGAATCTATCTACCGTTTTGAGGCGCAACATCATTTGGCGTTGAACGCATTCACCTATGCCGGCGGACACCAGAACATGCGTGTTAAGGATTTGTATCTGAATTCGTATAACGATCTGGACTACGTAGGCGAGGCGGCGTGCGGTGTCACAACGGATGTTCCACCCGAACAAATTGTCGGCGCTCCTGACGCGAAAACCGCTATCACCGATACCGCCGAGTCAAGCTATATTTCTTTGGCTTCAGGAACAATGCAGATAATAGATATCGATCTCACCGGCGCGACAAGTGATTTGCCGTTATTTGAAGTGTCAGTAATAACCGATTCCACCGATGCCGCACCGATATTCATATCATTTGCCACGAATGCGATGGGGACTGCATGGACGGAAGCGATACAACTAGGCGACACGGAAGCAAAGCGGTGGACCGGAGAAAAACTGGCGACGACAAACACGTATTCAAAGCGTTCTGTTTTTTATCCTGAAATTGGATACTTGCTTTCTCTCGATCTGAATCTGCCGGTAGGTTGCAGGAAGATACGCTTACAGAATCAGAGTTACGTTACAACGGTAAAGGTATTCAAGGTTTCCGCGGTGGCTTCGAACATGGAAATCATTCAGGGCGAAGATGGAACACCGGATTGCATTGCTCCGAATATCTTTATCGAGCGCACCGATGTTCCGCTCGGGTCGGCGGGCGCGACACATACCGGATATATTCAGAACACGTCTGATAAAACATTCATTGTTTTTGTAACCGTTCTCGATACCGGTGTTGATGGCGACACGGGAGCTTTTCAGTGGTCGCACAACGGTACGGACTGGCGTGATGCGGCGTCGGCGGAATTCAATTGGGGAACGCTTGTGCCAGGCGACACGTTGCCGTTTTATGTTCGTTCCAATCTGGGTACGACCGGAGAAATATACAAGGCCCTGAAAGCAAAGATTCAACTCAGGTGTACGATACCCGCATGAATTCACGCGATGGACAGGTGAAGTGGTGTGATGCAGGAACGCCGGAAGGGGTTCACACCGGGGCGTATACCGATAAGGAACGCGCGCAGTTTCTGGAATATCTGAGAGCCTCCCTGAAAACAGTTGATGATAAAGTAATCGTTCCGAATGATGGTGCGGAACGGATTCTTCATGTCAACTGCGCCTCGATGGCTTATGTTCCGAACTTAACGCAGGGATTCATTACGAAAGATATAGCTCCGCAGTATTTTGTATGCGAGTCCGTAGGTGTGGCTGATGGTTGGTACTACGCCATGATCATCGTGTGGGACGAAGATGTTGAGGATTTATTGGCGTTCAATATTCCGCAATTAAACGGATATAAGGCGGCACTAGTAACGGGAAATTTAGGGGGCTATGCTTATCACAATCGTTATTACAGAACTTCAGCGGGAAACATAACGGCGGAATCACTTTTGCAGGGATGTAATGATCTTCATGATGCATCTATGAAGTGGGTTATGGTATGGAGGCCAACGGGATTTTTGGCACAGTTCTTCGACTGCACCGGAGAGTTTCGGGGAACTTGGCCATTCAAGGCGACGGCAGACATAAAGGATTATGTAAAAGCACACCGCATTGGATTTGGGTGGTACGACAGCGTTTCGAATGCGTATCATAAATCATTCGGCGTTTTTCAATATGCGGAATTTGACTACGTAGGCGAGGCGGCGTGCGGTGTCACAACGGATGTTCCACCCGAACAAATTGTCGGCGCTCCTGACGCGAAAACCGCTATCACCGATACCGCCGAGAGTTCCTATGTTGAATTGGCCAGCGGTGAAGAAATCGTTATTGACCTGCCGGGCGCGGCGCATGACGTTCCCGTCTTTGAAACGTCTGTAGTCTGTAATTCCACCGATGCCAATCCGCTTGATGTAGGATTCAGGATCGACGGAATGGATACGGCATGGACGGAAACGATTCAGTTGGGCGACACGGCCGCGAAGCGATGCTGCAACGAGAAAATAGACCCTGCGAATACATACTATAAAAAAACAATTCTATATCCCGATATTCTGCGCGTTCTAAAACTTGCCCAGAATTCCATGTGTGCCGTTCGTTCGATATGGTTAAAAAACAAGTCCGCGAGTTCAATACGGATATACAAAGTTATCACTCTGAAATCCCTGTGTGAAGCCGTGCACCTGGATTCGGAGTCGAGGCTTGCAGACAGCTATTCCATTGTGGGTGCCGACGTTCCGACCGGGGTGCCTGGAACGGCAAAAACACTTTCTTTTAAAAACAATTCGGTATCGATTTTCACCACTGTTGAGATATGTGTTGCGGAAAGCGGCGAACCGGGCGTGGATGATATTTTTCAGTTTTCAGTGGATGGAGGAACGACATGGTATGACGTGTCGGACGGTTGGAAGACACTCGCGTCTGGCCTTGCGGCCGGAGCGCATGCAGATTACAAGGTGCGTTCTAATATGCCGAACACGGGAAACGTTTTTTATAATCACAAGGCGAGAATGGAATTCAGGATAACTGTATGAGTAACAGGACATTCGGAATAATTGATTTTAACGATCCTGCACGGCAGGGTGCGCATGTCGCCGAATTTGTCCATAATGAAAAGTTTGACTATCTTGTCTATGAAGTGCATCCGACATTTACTTCAACATATCCTTCCGACCGTGCAAAAGTGAAATGGGTTGGCGATGGAAACGCACTTATCATCCGTCCTTCACTGATTACGTATTCAGGCCCAACGCCGATTCACTACTACCCGCAAATTTTCAGGACGTTCGAATATCTGCCCGAGAACTGTGTTGTTGAAATAGTTTTTGGCACTGACGTTGCAGGTTATCAACATGGCATAAATTTCGGAATCATAGATGCGGAAGATTTGAATTATGTGGCGGACGTTATTCCAAACGAAAGCTATGTAATGTACCTGACGAATCTGTCGAGGTTTAAAACCCTGTTTCAAATAACCGATCATTCGTACACGATGAAGCGCGATCTGACAGGAAAAATACAATACAACGAAAGCACCTATGATTATCCTGCGCTGCACACTGGGGCTTTTTACAGAATGATTTTGATAAAAAAAGCAACCGGATTTCTTTACCAGTTTTACACTTGGAATGGAATTCAGATTCTGACACCGCGATTCATAACCGCTGCCTCGGTACTGAATTTCAATACTCCTTCTTTCTGGGCGATGGGATTCGGGCAGACCGGCGGCGGATTCGTTCCCTTGCGAAGTCTGTTCATTCAGGAATTCAAGGAGAATGATTTTGTTTCGCAGTCGCCATGTGTCGTAACGACCGACGGAACGCCGTCGTTAGGCCCAGGTACTCAAAAAACATGCCTGACTGATGGGTTTGAATCGAGCTATGTTACATTGACACCGGGGCAGGAAATACTAATTGATATTACAGGCGCGTCTTACGATAAGGCACTTTATTATTTCTCATGTATAGCGAATTGCACCGACGCCAATCCGCTTCAACTTCGAGTCGCCGCAAACGATATGGGAACTGTCTTCACAAACGCCATTGAAATAGGAAATACGAAGAACGCTTTTGCCAGTTTGGAAGCACTGTCCGGCTGGACAAATACAGTCCGGCACGTTGGCTGGCCGCAACTGAATTACCTGCTGAATAAGTTCTGGAACGAAACCACGGCGCTTCGAAAAATCAAGCTCATCAACAAGTCCACGAATTCAAACCCCATCAACGTTTATGATGCAAAAGCCTGTGAGTCCCTTAGCGATATTACCACGCTGGATTCTGCCGATACGTTGTTGGACGGCAACTACATGATACCGGTTGACGATATAAAAATAGGCGAACCGGGGAACACAAAAACCCTGAAATACGTGAATTCTTCGAGCGTTACCGCGAACACCGTTTATCTGCGAATGGCTGATGACGGTAATGCCGATGCCGACCAACTCGAATTCTCCATCAACGGAACCGACTGGTTTAATTTTCACACACAGCCGGCCAACGGTCTGACACTCGGAACATCCGTTGCACCGGGCACGGAAATCCCGTGGTACTTACGAACCAACATTCCGAATACCGATCCCGCCCTCGCGTCGTTCGCGGCAAAGTTCAAGTACAAAATAATGTGAAAACGTGGCTGAAACCAATGAAATGAATCCGCATATTCGCCGGCAAGATGCCCTCGACGACGCGCAGTTGTGGGCGATGAAGTACCGGCGACACCCTCGAAGCAATAAACTTCCTTTTTTATTCGAACGAGAAATCAGAGTAAACAAAGCCGGTCTCAAAGCAAAAATCCCGAATTGCTATCTGCAAGACATATACGGAACTTTGAAGCGGCCGGAAGACCTGTTTCTTGCTATTCTGAAACCACGGCAGGCGGAAATCTCGGAATTCGCAATGAACGCTTCTTTATATTTGTGCGACAAATACGATGGCTTTAAATTTCTCTACATTCTGCCGACAAAAGGACTTGGCCGGCAGTTTCTGTTGACGCGCTTCGATCCGACTATCGAATACAGCCCGTATCTTTCCGCCGCGATTGGCCAATCAGAAGAAAAGAATGAACTGCGTGGAAAACGTTCGAGCACGGTAGATTCTCTTGACTTGAAACGGTTGAGGCGTTCATGGCTATATATTCTGACTTCTGAGGCGAAAAATGCTTCCCGTTCGCCCGATGCCGACGGTGCCCTTTTCGATGAATACAACTTTCACAACATGGCCAACGAGGAAAGTTTCACGTCCGCGCTGGACCATTCAGACATGCAGCTTACGATCTATCTTTCCACGCCGACGCTGCCGGATTTCGGCATAGACCTATACTATAAAAACACGTCTCGCGGGGAGTGGACAATCAACTGTCCGCACTGTAGTTCCGACTTCGTGATGAACAGCAAATATTTCTTCGGGAACGGGGTCAAGCTTCTGGATGTGCCGCGCGAGTACGACGGGGCGTTGCGCATATTCGTTTGCCCGCAATGCGGCGGAGAAATAACCACTTTCGACAAACAGACGCGCGGGCGTTATGTCCATGCGGAACCGGGGTTGCTGAAAGAAAACAAGGTCGGGTTTCATTTCTCAAATCTTATTCTTGCAAATGTTACGGCGGATCGTGCCTGGGGGCAGTACCAGAAGTTTTTGTTAAAGCCGTCCGGGTTGAAAAAGTACAAGAATGAAAAGCTTGGCGAAGCCTCTGTCGACGAGGAGGCCCGCGATTATTTTACCAGACAATCCATGTTGGAATGCTGCGATAATAGAATCGGTTGGGTGGATGCCGGTTTCGATACCATGATGGGCGTAGATTGGGGAAAAGAAACGCACGTCACTGTCTGGAAAGACGTGAACGGAAAACTTCAATTACTGAATTTCATAGTAATACCGCCCTCGGATAAGCCGCTCGACGGAGCCAAAAAAGTCGCCGAACTGATACCGCGGTTCAACCCGAACACGCTGATATGCGATTTCGGCGCCGGGCAGGAGCAAAACAAATACATTCATCAACGTTTTAAGAATATAGTCTGGTTTGCCGTGAACGTCGAAACCATGAAAGATCTCGAACTGAAATGGAATCAGAATACTCGCATTGTGAATTACGAAGTGGTTACCGCGTACATGACATATTCGAGTTGGTACGCGGCAGACATGATAGTGCTTCCGGCGTATGATGCAAAGCTCGAACTGTTCATACAGCATCATGTCAATTCGTGCATTATCGACCCTGAAAATGCAAACGTAGACATTGTGACAAACTACCTTCAGCCTGTCGGAAAGCCGGAAAAGAAGACGGTAGGACAGAACGGACCGATTCACTTGCTCTCTTCCTCGCTTTTCGGGTGGTTAAAAAACATGGGCAGTGGCATGGCGGAATTCTCTTTTTCGGAAATCCCTAAAGAAAAACTTGACAAATCTGATAATACAGGTGAATATGGGGGTAACGAAAGTGGGTCTGAACATGCAGAAACCTATCTTGAACATCTGCGGAAAATGAGCGGTCCAAGGCAAACATGGCTAAGCTCGATGTAAGCACACGCACACTAACAATTCGACACAACGAAATTCCCGGTTATCTTGAACGTACAGGCCCGATGCTTCCCGGTTTACGGCGTGCCATGCCTGAAGTGCGATTTGCCTTTCAGGGATACCACGTCACCGGCATTCGGCGGATGCGGAAACTCAGTTTTCAGCAGATTGAAATGCTGGCCGGCGCCATGCCCGCGATCTATTCCTGCATCGATTTCATAACGTCTCGAATAATGGCTTTTCCCTATGTAATCGTTACCAGCAAGGGGAAGCATAATAATCTTTCGCAGAAGCGCGCCGACAAGGTGAATGCCGTCCTGCAGGGGCCGAATCAGTACGGCCATACCTACCGGATGATTATGAAAATGTTCATCGGCGATTTGCTGAAAAGAGACCTGGGCGTTATTGAAAAGGCAAAGAATCCGCTCGGTATTTATCAACAGATTGGCGTAATCGATTCCTATAACATGCGGCCGAATCCAGACGAAGAAACGGGGCAACTTGACCCTGAAAAATCATACCTCGAAATGGACTACATGTTTCCCGAACGGGTTTACAATTCATACAAGGCCGATGAGATCGTATGGGCGAATCTGAATCCGCAGTCAGGCAGCTTTTACGGCCTTTCCCCCATTGAAGTCCTCGACCGCATTATCACAATGAGTTATCTGGCCGATTCGCACGAAATCAAGGTCGTCGACCCGAAAGCTGAAAAGGGCGGTGGTATCGTCTGGCTCGGCGGCGTTGACCAGAAAATACGCAAAGAGTTCGAGGAGCGTTACGACATGTTCCGCGAACAGTATCCGAACCGGCCGGTAATATCTTCCGGAGGTACGACGGCGCCGACGTTTCTTTCTTTCGAGGAAAAGGACACCATCGAATACAACAAGCTCCGTCTCGGGTTGGCCGAAATGGCGTGTTCATGTTACGGGTTGAACCTGCGTGATATAGGAATTCAAAGCGAACGCGGCACTGGCGGAACGGCTGAAATCGATGATACCATAACGATGCGGTCGGCGCTTGTACCGCGGGCGCTCATGCTCGAAGATATATTGACGACGGGGATTGTGCGGCCTATCGGCGGAGACGACCTGGCGTTGAAGTATATTGTCAAAAAAGATGAACCGCTCGAAGTGAAGGTGCGCGCGGCCAGCATGGCACTCGGACGGGGAATCATCCGGCTCGATGAGGCCCGCGAACTGTACGATGAAACTCTTGAGCCCTACGGAAAAGGGTTGGGTGACAAACCGTTCATTATTGCCGGCAATCAGGTATTGCTTCTCGAAGACATCATGGCCGGCAAGGTTGCGCCGCCGCCGTCTCCGTTCGGAGCGCCGCTGCCTTCTGGCGCGGCCGATGGAAACGGCAATGGCAACGGAAACGGAAAACAGCCGGCCGGTGCTGCCGACAATAATGGAAATCGAAATACCGATGTAAAAAATCAGCGTAACAACGATCAGAAATGGTAAGGTGATACCATGGCCGATGAAGACAAAAATATCTGGACACCACCGCCATTCAGCATAACCATGCCGATTCTGAAAGCATGGAAAAGCGAATCCGGAGACATGCTCATTCAGGGACTCGGCGGAGACGCGGAAGTCGACGATCAGAATGATCGGCTTTCTACGGAATGTATTGCTGACATGAAAAATCAGGCTTTCGGAGACCCCAACAATCCAATTCCGATGTTGCGTGGGCACTGGAATCAAGCCGGAAAAGGGCAGACGCAGGGGGAATGGTGGGATCAGATCGGCGAGATAAAAGACCTGTTTATTTCCCCTCTGGCTCAAATGTTTCCCACTATTTTTCTAGATCCCGAACCCGAACTGTCAAAGATGCTTTTCGGCAAGGTTCAACGCGGCAAGAAATTCGGATTGTCGTGGGGTGGTGGAGTTGTAAAAGCTCACAAGGAATCGAATCCGGACACGGGGAAAATCATTCGCGTGTTCGATAAGATAAAGTTCTGGCATATTGTCCCGACAACAAGACCTGTAAATTCAAGGACACTTAACGACCCGCTTACTATCATCAGTAAGTCTTTCGATTGGTCCGGGGTGGAGACAATCGAGACTAAAAGTGATCGGGATGCAGGTTATGAAGACCGAGAGAAAGTGTATGCGATTTACAAGTCAGTCCGTGAGGATGCCGATGCGTTCAAGTCATGGTATCAGGACGCCGGCGTGCAGTCCGAATCGGATTTAGACGACGGGGATTTTGCGTGGATTTCCAACGACGGCAAAACGAGAAAACTGCCGTATAAGATTCATGGCAAAGTCAACGAGAAAGGTTGGCGGGCTGCGTGGAATGCGGCGCATGGTTCTCGCGGCGGAATGTCTTTCGAGGGTGGACCGTCAAAAGAACAGGTGCTTGCAAAACTTCTGCGTGATAAGCCGGATGGAATCGAAGTAAAGAAGTCGGAAGATTCAGCGAGCGTTGAAATCGATGGAATTTCCGTCTTCAAGTCCGAAAGTCCCGATCTTTTCGGGATGGTAGAAAAATCCAATAAGGACGGTATTGATATGACAGACGCGGAACTCAAGGCGTTGGCCGAAGCCGTCGGAAAGTCCGTGGGTGAACAGTTCACTTCGGCTTTCAAGGCAAAGTCCGATGCCGATGAAGCAAAACTTCCGGAGATTCTGAAATCCGTCGTCACCGTGGGCGTAACCGCCCTGGCTCCCGTGTTGGCGGCTTCATTCACGGAAGCGTTCAAGGCAGCGCAGCCGCCGGCGTGCGACAAGGGCAAGAGGGCAAAAGCCGACGGTACGATGATGACACAGGCGGAGATGGATGCGGAGGATGCCGCGGAAGGCGCAAAGAAATCCGAAGCATTCAAAAGCCAGGTCACGGAATTCCTGAAATCCGACGAGGGCAAAGCCGCCGTCGCGGAAATGTTCCCCGACATGAAGGCCGCTCTCAAGGGTGGCCAGCAGCACGGGGCGGATCAGAAGCCCGGCGAGCTTGATGCTGCCGGTTGGGTCGATGCGGTTCTCAAGGGCGAGAAGACGATAACCGATGCCGGCAAGATTGTCGATGCCGCGCTGAAATCGGAAGTCTTCAAGACCATTCAGAACCTGGGGTTGTCGAAGTTCGGGTTCTCGGAAGAGGACTACAGGCGCAACAGACAATAACCGAAATCGAGGAGGCACAAGACAATGGACTACGGTAAAGATATGTGGAATGGCTTCCATGCCTACGAGCCGATTTCGGACGAGGTCATGAAGTCCATCACCAACACGACGAGCCTTTCAAGCACGATACCCCACATCTGGGACCCGCAGCTTGAACAGTTCTACAAGCATTCTCTCCACCTTCAGCAGTTCGCGGTCGTAAACGAGGAATTGCTGAACAAGCCGGGCGACGAGGTCTACATCAACAAGCTGAACGACATCGGCCCCGCCGTGGACATGGAGAAAACCGGCCGCACCGGCGAAGCGGCACTCAGTCCGGAAACCCCGTGGAATCCGGCAACGATAGTTGAGACCGCTTTCGGCCCCGAACAGATCGTTACGTTGCGGCCGACCATGAAATTCAAGGCGGTACGTTTCACGAAAAAGGCACTCGCCCGTTCCTTCTACAACGTCATGAACGACGCGTCGCAGGCACTCGCATACGCGCACGCCATGAAGTTCGAAATGGACGCGGCGGATGCACTGTCTTCGGGTACGCAGCATGAACAGACGGTAACGGCCTGGGCGTCGCTGACAACCGGAAATACGCTTTCCACCACCATGATCCGAAACGCGAAGGAAATCTTCGACGTCGCCGTCCTGCTCAACGAAATGGCATACTTCTCGGGAAGTACGGTCGTATGCCTGATCCATCCGCACCAGGAACGCGATCTGTCGGACGACACGGATTACATGGACGTTGTCAAGCGCAACAACGCCGAAATGATATTCCGCGGCGAAACGGCGGAATGGGCGGCAGTGCGCTTCATCAAGTCGACCATGTGCAAATTCTACGCCGGCGGGACGCTCACCGACGTGACGACCAACAACATGACCACGGCCGGCGGCATAGCAGGCCCGCAGAGAAAATGGTACTTCTCGGGCGGCGGCGGAACAAAGCGCACGAACATCGAGCCGCGTTATCAGTACACCGAAACCGGCTTGGGGTCGGCGCTTTCCGTCTCCACGCAGGACGCCGCCGATGCGGACGCGAAAATCTGCATCATCGACTACCGGAACGGTTACGTTGTGTTCGACAAACCGGTCGGCACGACACTTCCCCCGGTCAACGTGTTCTCATGGGGCACGGTTCCCGGCTACGAGGCAATCATGCTCGGAGCGCGCGCGTTCGCGGTGGCGTACAAGCAGATGCCGCAAATGGCGCAAGAAGTTCACAACTACGGTCTGAACATCGGGATAGCGGCAACGGCCGATTTCGATGTCAAAAAGCTCAACGATGAGCAGATCGTAAGAATCTGGACGGCCGGCTAACACCGCGTTCGGATTTTCTGTAGAATCATTAATGAGGCGGGGAGGGGCTTACGGGCTCACTCCCCGCCCTTACAGGAGACAAGGATGAATATCAGAGACGTAAACCCCAAAGGAATATTGACACACGGACAGAAAACCGCGATTGCCACGTCAGACTCACAACGCGGTAGCCAACAGGAACCGCCCAAGCGGGAACCCGTAGGGCGCCAGGATTCCGAAAACGTTCTCACTCACAAGGTAAGGAAATGATAGTCGAACTATACGCCAATAAAGGAAGCGACGCGTCCCCGGACTGGAAACAGGTTGCCGGGGATATTGCCATTCAGGCGGTAGGCGCCGGAACGACAATAAATGTTATGAAGCCGGTTATGCGGCCGGCTGTGGGTTACGTGTTCCCTGAGGAATACTGGCTTTCACCATTGACGTGGTCGGCTGCGGAAAAGATAGCGTCCTGGTGCAAGCCGTCCGCATCCTCGCAAAACGCAAAGGTTTTCAAGTATGTATTCGGGGCAGACATGCTCGCGGCGCCCGTGCTGTCCGCTTATGATAATTCAGAATTCAACTCATGGTCGGATGCCCTACTTGCGGGAACGGAACTTTCCGAGTTTAACAGTCTTATCAAGGCGTACATCACCGGCCGGGAAATCTCTGCGGTGGCTCCCCCGCAGAACTGGACATATTGCGAGACCGGCCGAGCGGGCAACGGGAATCCGAATTGTCTTTGCGGGAGCGCGTCGTTTGTGACGGTGCCTTTTGTTCCAAAGGTTGGAGACGAAATATGCTTCACGATGGCCACGGCCGTGCCGGCGGATTTGGACTATGGACAATCAGGAACAACAATTTCTCTCACGTTTGTGCATGTGTGAATTCTACATGCAGGACGAAACGGTAAAGCGGGAAGTGGATGTTCCCGGCGGATGGCGCGAATTTCCCCTGAAAAAATTTATTCGTGGTGTGAAGCTCATAGACCGTGTAATCTATCCCTCGATATTTCTTGAGTCCGGATTTTCTGCTTTTGCGGGCTTTGCAATTCATTGGGTTGGCGGAATAACGCCGGCCGGTGTCTGTCCTTATAAGATGCGAGAAATAATGTGCGTTCTACATAGCGGCCAGGTGAAGGTTGCCCGTTACAATGGTCCCGACAAGACGTGGGAAGATTATTGGGACGATCTGGGAATGCCGAAACAGCCGCATCTTCAAAACTACGATCTTTCAGTCCATGGGATAATAATATGAAAACAGTCATTCAGGGCAAGCAAATAATATTTGATCTGACATTCTACGACAAGGAGCCTCAGGCCGGCGGGCTCCCGACCGACACCGATCATTATCTGCATACCTGGCAAGTCCAGAACGACGTGAATGACCGCCTCGCGGCCGTAGAGCCGATAACGCTGCTGGCCAGCGGCGTATTCCCGGCACAGACCAAATTTTATTTTCAGATATTCGACAACGGAACGACGCTGACGATAAAAGGGTATCTGTCGGATGCGGACCGTCTTGCACAGACAGGCGAGATAGTATCCACGGGTTCCCTGGCGTATGGCGTGTACACGCAGCAGGCAATGAGTGAAGTAGGCGGCAGCGGCTATGCTGGCACGGTGAGTTTTACACTCGGCGCGACAATCGGGACGGATGTTTTTGAAAACTTCGAAATCGAGGATATCGGGCAGACCGATCCGACATATCATATTGTCAACGAAAACAACACGACCGTTGTAAGTGAGACGGTCTTTCCGGTCCGTGTCGACGTCGGCGAGTATCGCACGACCTACGATGTTCCGCTCATCGCGGTTCCCGGTATCAACTGGCGGCTGGTGGCGCGCGGAAAGATAGGCGGAGTGGACACGTTCATTGATTATCCGTTCAGGGTCGTAGAGGTTGCGGTGGCGGTTTTGGAGTCGGCGCGGCTGATTACTCTCGATGAGTTGAAGCGGCGCATAAGACTGACCGGAAATAACAATGATGCTCACCTGTTGAATCTCCTCGATGCCGCCTGCGGGATAGTGGAAAACTATACGAGCCAGGCGTTTCACGTTCTGGACAAGATAGAATATTTCGACGGCAACGGAATGAAAAAGCTTGCTTTCGACAATGCTCCGATCTATCTGATTCAGAAAGTTGAAAAGCGGTGGGGAATGTCGGAATGGGTGGATGTTCCAGTAACGAATTTCATTGCCTCGGACTTCTTTCTTGAAAGGATTGACGAAGAGGTATTCGACGCCGGCAACAAGAACTGGCGGATTACATACCAGTACGGCATCGATTCGGCTCCGGAGGCAGTGCGGCAGGGAGTCGCCACGTTGGTTCGGCACCTGCTGGCGATAGAAAATAGGACAGGCGTTACAGGAGACACGGTAGGCAGCGGACTGAAGGTCTCCTATGAAAGCGTTGTTGCGGACTTGCCGAACGAGGTCAAGATGCTTCTCAGCGCATACACGAGGATTACATGAACTGCGGAACACGGCACAGCATAACGGTACAGGCTACGGAACGTCACGGCGTTCCGTTTTTCATTGATGTTCAACCGGAGCAATTTGCGCTTCAGTCTGAACATGCAGGCCGCAATTCGGACATGATTTATCGTCTCGGGACTCCGGTAAAAATAATCAGCGCAAGCGGGGCGGTGGAGAGCTATGCGATTCTTGCTCCGATCAGTCGGATGGCACGGCCGCGCATTCTTCCGGTGCAGAAGTTTTTGTGGCTTCCGCAGGATTGCGGCGTATGCGGTGGAGATTATGTTTATGACATTAAGAAGGGTATTTATTATATCTATCTCGCTGAAGTCCATTATGAAGAAATGAGTGAGATAGTGGCGCTTGAATGTCTCGCCGTGGTATGCAACCACACGGCCGAACATATCCGCGCGGAGTCCGTGCCGACCGGCGTTGGCGGGACTAAAGAGCAGTTTGTTACCCTGCATGAAGAAATGCCGGTTTCCGTTGAATTCGTCAGCCCAGGTTATCACCAGACCGATGCCGGCTTGTTTCGCAATTCTTCTCACAGTTGCTACGTGCCGGCCAGATTCGACGTGCAGCCGATGGATTACCTGCGCGTGCGAGACTCACTGATGAAGGTGAATGACGTCGATACAATTTCCTATCCCGGCGTGATTCAGTGTGCATTGTCGCGCGATCAGAGGAACCGATGATAGTAACCGGTGAATTGTCCATCAATCCCGCATTTCTTGTCTCCGCTTATTTTGACGCATTCCTTGAAGCTGCATATACAATAGCGAAACGGCTTGAGGATGAAGCAAAGGTTCTTCTTTCCGAACGGACGTTAGGCGTTAAGTCCAGCGGGGCACTCGCGGAAAGCATAAAGGGATACGTGGCGTTCACGAAAAACCAGACAATCGAAATCGGGTTGCGCGCGTCGGCACTCGAACTCGGACAATACGAGCTTTCGGCCGGCGAGCCCGAAGAAGCGGCATGGGCGGTGCAGGCTCCCCCATTTGACTACGCCACGGCCGTTGAGTACGGAACCGGAGAATATTTCGATGCTGAAAAAGCGGCGGAAGCCGATATAAAAATCACTCCAAAATCTGCAAAAAAACTTGTTTTCTGGACTGGTGATTACGGACCGACAGGGGCAAGAGAAACCGTAGCGACGTCGGAAGTTAAAGGGCAGCGGCCGAAATACTTCTTGACCGACGCCATGAATACATCTATACCATTCATAAGAGCCCTGATGGACAGGGTTGGAAGAAATATTCAACTTGAAGGATTTACGGTAAGAAAATGACGGAATTGCAACAGGCGATTTTTACTGCACTGTCACAAGACACGGAATTGCTGAACCTCTTGGACTTGTTAGATCATGACAACAAAGTCGAGATCAGTAAGCGAATCGTTCCCACTCCACCCCTGATACCTGGCGACGATGTTTCCCATCTTGTGCATTTCAGGTTTCCGCCGTCGGCGCTGGCCAGCCCACTCATGGACAGGCGCCCCGTGCAGTTCCGTATTTGGTCGACCGACGGTTCGCTGGTAAGGCAACAGAAACTATGTCGTCGAATCCAGCAGATTCTTCTTGGAGACGTTCCGATTCAGTGCAGGCAGTATTCGGAATTCTTCTACATAGGGGAGGGCGAGATACCCGGCGTTACCTATCAACGGTACGGCTGGTTTCTCGAACTGTCGATTTTGACCCATGTTCAGGTTGTACAATAACTCACCGGAGGTAATTATGAAAGAAGAAGCAGTAGTTCACGGAGTAGGGACTCTCGTTCTGTACGATTTCACGACAGGACGCGAGATTGCCAGGATGAAGCGCATGGAGTCCGGTGGCATAACGCAGGGGACGACCATGAAGAACGTGTCGGGCGGCGACGCTCTCGATCCGTTCGACAGCTTCCAGACCGACAGGACAATAACATGGACGTTCGTAAACAACGCATTCAACGCGGGAATGCTCGAGCTGCCGACCGGCAAGCGGGCGATTCCGACGCTGTCCTGTCCGTTCATCAAATACGACGAGGGCGCGATTGTCCCGTCGACCGGGCCGTACACAGCCACGGTAAAGTACGCCACGACGTCCCAGGACGGCAGCGTGCGCGTGCGCTTCAACGACACGAGGGAAGACTTCGCCCCGAAGCCGGCCTTTGCCGCCAGCGCACTTTCCCAGAGCGCAACGGCGACTTTCGACGACGGCCGCACGGTGTCCGTCCGGATTGCGGCGGTGGTGAAGGGTATCGAGTCCATCGGCTCAACGGTGCGCACCATCGTTATCAACAATCCCGGAAGCCAGGCCGGCGTGAATGTCACGGTGCCGCTGACGTGTCTGACACCGGACACCTCGATGCCGGGCTACGATGTGGACCTCGACGGGTTCAATATCTACGCCGCGGTAAACGATTCGTCCTGGACCATCGCTATCAGCGTGAAGGTAACGGCAATCACGCTTCTGCATTCCGGCGTATGGCCCCCGAACGACACCTACTACCTGAAAGTGGTCGATACCGCTCTCGGGTACAAGGTCCAGGTGTATCTGGAAACCGGTCGCACGACCCTCCTGGCGGAAACGGCGGTTATCACCGCTTACGGCGCCGTCACCGGGCAGGCACTGGTCGCGGTCGGCGGCAGCGGCTACACCGGCACCGTGTCGGCGTCGGTCGCCGCATGGGGGCTGCACGCATTTGCACTGACGGTTGGCGGGAGTCCGGAAACGGCGCTCACCAATTTCGTCATGCTGCAGGACGGCCACTTCCCGACGCTGAACAGTTCCGGGCTGTACTACGGAACCATCGACGACGGAACAACTACCGTCCAGGTTAAAATCTACAGCAATTCCGGCCGCACGACCCAGATCGCCGAAAGTCCGATTTATCCTCTCGGAGCCGCGATTTCCGGAATGCTGTACGAAGTCGACGACAGCGGATTCAACGGATCGTTCACGCTGAACTGGCCCACCACGACAACCGACGAGAACTTTGTTATCACCGACGCCAACCCGACCGGCGGATCCATCGAGGCAACCGGCGTTATCACGGCGGCAGTCGGCGTGGAATACCTCGCCAACATCGCTCCGGTAGCTCGGGGCACGGTCGTGGACCTTCCGGCAACGGGCACAACCGCGTCGCCAGCCACGACTCCGACGACCACGGGGCAGTTCTCGTTTTCGGCTGGAACGATCACATTCGCCGCGGCGGATGCCGGCAAGCAGGTCCTTATCGACTACATCTGGACGACGTCGGCGACGGTGTACCAGGCCGAACAGATCGACGTGCTCGAATCCTGCCTGCGCAACTACGTTCGCGGAATGTGGGTGATCGAGTCCCGTTCCGAAAGCGGACACCTGAAGGAATGGCAGTGGGAAGTCTTCAAGGCGAAGTACACCGGCGATTTCACGATGGACTTCAAACGCGCGGACGCTTCCACGCACACCTTCAATTTCACGATCTTCAATCCGGGCCGTTCCGACGGCAAGATTATCGGATTCAAGGTTGCCGATCTCGGGGTCGCCGAACCCTGCGATTAGTAAGGAAACGACAAGAAAAAGGAAAGGCCCGGCCACAGCGCCGGGCTTTATCCTTTCTTGAATAATCAGGATGAAAGGAAAACCATGCCATGGAAAACAAGACCAACATCGACAATACGGAGGGCAGCGAACTCGGAGACTACTCCGGGGAAACGACCGTTTTGTCTCAGGAGCAAATGCTTGGGATAGGCGGCGGCGTAATATTCTATGAAATCCAGGATAAAGACGGTTTGGCGCGCGAACATCTTGCGATGCCTGTATTGTTCCGGGACCGCGCCGCGGTGAAAGCCGCCCTGCGGAAACACGGAATTGCGAACATGAAGCTCCGCGAAATCCTCATAAAGAGCAGCCAGAAGGATTTGAAGGAATTCACCGGCAGTCTCGAACTCGACGTTGTCGAAGCGGCCGCGCCGGCGCCGGATGTCGATGAAGATGAACTGTCCGAAGACGAAAAGCAGATTCAGAAATATGAGGAAATCGACGCGGATGCCCTATTGACACTGGCCTATCTGTGCTTCAAGCGTGTAGACCCGACGGTGCGCGGGAAGTCCATGGAGGACGGGAAAAAGGCAATCGCGGAGTGGATTGATGAAAAGCAGTTGCAGACATTTCCCACGGTGGCGATGGGGCTGAATAAGTTCATCCCCCCTCGGTAGGGAGCGGCGAGTCCGACGTACAGGAAGCCGTTCCCGTAAATTGGGAAGATGTTATCCTCGATATCCTAGAATATTTGAATAGAGATCAGGACTGGATTCTTGATCATCTTGATATATGGCAACTACTCGTGGTACATAAGCGGGTACAGGTCATAAAACTCAAGGAGACCAAGGAACAGCATCTGATGTACTACGCCGCCACGTCGGGGATGAATGAAATCAAATTCCCGGAAGCCCCGAACCCAAAGAGTTATTGGCAGATTGCCGAACAGGTAGCCGGCAAAAGGGTATCTACGAAAGCTCCTCCGAAGTATGCGGACGAAAAAGAACTACAGCGCATGGCCGATTTTGTAAGAGGTCTAAACAATGGATGACATCAGAAAAATACAGATAGAATTCCAGACCAACATCGACAAGATGATTAAGGAAGCGAAGACGCTTGAAGAGGCGCAGAAGCGTATTGTTTCCGGTTATGGCGACGTCGAAAAAATATTGAAACGGCTACAGGAAAAACAGGCCGTAACTGATCCGTTGTCTGGTCAGTATGAAAGAATTACAAAACTTATTCAGACTTACACGGAATTGAAAAGCGTTGTGGAAGCGACGGGCGCGCGGCTGCGCGAAACTTTCTCCGTTTCCAACCCGGAAGCGTTGACGGCTGCGAAGCAACTGCAAGAAGAATATCTAAAAATCTATAACCGATACCAGCAGTTGCAAATGTCCATGAACAGGGACATGTTTGCCGGCAAGGGTGTCGCCGGCGCGCGGGATTCGATACGGTCGTTGACGGAAGCGTTGAATGCACTGTACTCCACGGCGGAAGCTTCCCAGACGGCGTTAAGCCCGGTCGGCTATAATACCCTTGCATTATCAATCCAGAATTTATACAAGCAGATCGATAGAACCGAAGTTTCGCTGATGAAATTTGGGACATCGATGCCGGGGCAGGAATCACAGTCGCAATTCAATCTGTTGAAAGATTCTCTTAGCAATCTCGATCAGGCATATAAACTCGGAGAAATCAGCGGCCGGCAATATAACGAACAGGTGCGCGGGCTCGATGGTGCATTCCGGACGGGCTCCGAGGGTGCGCGGGTATTCAACGCCGCCCTGATTGCTTCCCAGAAAGCTTTGAATAAGCAGGCCGTCGAAAAGTACAAGAATTCATTGAACGGGATTCTGATTGCGTCTCGCGGCACGGACATTCAGAAAACCATAGCTGATTTACGGACGCTTGCAGGCACATTCGAGTTGTCGAGCACGCAGGCTCTGGCACTGTCGAAAACGATAAAGACGTTCGAGAACGAGGCGATAAGTCAGCAGTATAAAACTGTAGCCGATCAAGTCCGCATTCTTGGCACCTGTTATAAAGACGGGGCGATAACCGGCAAGGAATATGTAGCCAATTTGGAGGCCATGCGGGCGGAGTTGCCATCGGTATCGAAAGAGTATTCCTATCTTACAGATAAAATTGCAAGTGCCAATTCGGCTATGAATTCGGCGGCGGCAAAGGCATTGGTGGGGTTGAAGGATAGCGTGGACAGGTTGGTATTTGATTTTGAAAAGGCCCCCGAATCCATAAACGCCACTGTACAGGCCCTGAACATCCTGCGAGAAGATGCCATCGGCAATGAACGTGCATTATTAATAATCGATAAGGCGTTGTTGTCAGTAAAAGAAACATCTGAAGGCATGAGTCTTTCATATCTGAATCAGCAATTAGAAAGCTTGCAAAAACAGTCGGCGGATGGTGCCATAACCATAGAGCAGTATGCCAGTGCTTTGAGAGTGCTGAAACAGTCGGCAGTAGGAGAAACCGAACTCGCTCTTGTCGCTGCTGGAATCAGGGATATGAACAAGGCAGCGGCGCAAAATCGCATGGCCGATCTAGAAAAACAGGCACGGTCGGCAATGATTGCTTTGCATGAAGGGCAGGCGACGCGGGCAGAAACGGTTGCTTCTCTTGAGCGGATAACGGCGGCGATGGATCAGGATTCCGCGGCCGCGCAGAAATGGGCGATGACTCTGGCGAAGACTAGGACTGCGATGGGCGATATGTCGGTCGGGTTGTCGGGGCTCGACCGTTTCTTCACGACCATGAAGCATCATGCGTTGTGGATGGCCAGCGGAGCGCTCCTTTTTCCTCTCTACAGTCTTCCGCAAGAGGTATGGAAAGTCAGTACGGAACTCGACGCGGCATTCTCAAAACTCAAGACCGCTTTTCAATTTGGAACGATGCCGGTAGATGAAATAAAGAAGAAAATGGAGGAACTTCAAAACGCAGCATTCACACTCGGAAAATATTACGGGGAAGATGTTTCGAAAATTGCCGATGTAATGTTCGATGTGGCGAAGCGGTATAAGTCGAATGCGGATATTATCGTAGTCACCAATCAGATATTAAAAATGTCACTCTTGGATTATCAGAACGATGTGGGCGCGTCTAGCAAGGCTCTTATATCGTTTATGGCGCACTATGAAATGGCCCCTAAATATCTCGATCAATTTGTCAACAAGGTTATTGTGGCCGCGCATATCGTTTCAACAACAGCAGGTGAGATAATGGAATCTTTGCAGAAATCCTCTGCACTATTCCATGAAATGGGATTCACGGAAGATCAGGCAATAGCGTTGACGGCTTCTGCGCTTTCCAAGTCAGGGCAGACCGCGCAGTTAGTGGGCACCGCGTATGTCACTATTACCAGAAGAATGAGGGAGTTTTCAGCCCAACTGCATAAATTTGGAGTAGACATATTTGACGACAACGATCATCTAAAAACCACTGCGGAAATACTAGATGCAATAACAAAAAAATATGAATCCCTCAATGATAAAGCGAAGGGTATATTTACACAACAACTTGGCGGCTCACGAGCCTTGGCGGTACTGATTCCTTCTCTTCGGACACCGGAAGTATTCGACAACTTAATGAATGCGATGTCTGATCCGAAAAAGATGGCTGTTGAAACAGAAGCGGCGTTGACAACGATGAGGCAAACGTATATTCGTGAATTAAAAACCGTGGGGGCGGCATGGGAACAATTCGTATTTAAGATCAATAACTCCATGGATTTGAAAAACACAGTAATGATGGGGATCGGCTGGCTGATGGAGTTAATGAAGTTCCTAGGAAAGAATTGGGATTCCATCAAAGAAGGAACAATATTGGCTGTGGAATTCTATGCGGCTATGAAATTGTGGGGATTGATTCTACCCATATTGTCTTCCCTGTGGACTTCCATGCTGGTAGGAGTGGATGGCTTTCTTGGTTCTATGGTTACGGCTACTCTAAGCGTTGATACGATGGAAAAAGAACTGACGACGTTGGGGTTAATAGGAAACGCCACATTTGAGAGCATGGCATTGGGCGTGACTGCTGTAACCGAAGCCCTCGCCACTATGGCAATTCGATTCGCTCCAATTTTAGTTATGATGGCGGCTACAAACGCTTTTATGAGATCAATGGAATCTCCGGAGAAAAAGGCGGTAGAAAACGCCGAAGTTGTTAATAATCTTTTGGGTTCATTCCAGGAATGGAATAAATTATATGCTGGCAAAACAAGTAATCGCGTAGATTTTATGAATGATATAGGTTGGAATCAGCGGTTAAAACTGAGGAATACAAAAGAGGATTACTACAATTATTTAGTTAAATTGGGGATGAACAAAGGGGATTACGAAAAAGATTGGAATACCGCCATTGCGCTGTATCAGGCTCATGCCGCTGCTGGTGTTCCTGAAAAATCAATGGCGGCTGGCGAGGCCATGTTGAGTCAGGCGCAAACCGCCTATAACGATAAGATATTAAAAGGGTCAACACTAAACAACGCAGAATACAAGAAGATGATGGACGAGCAAACTAAAAAGTTGCTCGATGATTATAAAAAACTTCAAGGCGGAACGGAAGGGCTTACGGATGATCAAAAGGCCGCTATGAATGCGGCGAAACAATATGCTTCAGATCTGAATCAACTTGAACAACAGGTAAAACGGCTCATTAAAACCCATGATGATTATGCCGCCGCGTTGGACAGGCAGAAAAAATCAATAACAGATATTTTGAATTTGTATCCTGGCGAGGGATTAACACTTGAGCGTATTGCAAGGTTTCAGGCCGGCTGGAATGAACATATCTCTTTAACGAATAAGGGTTTCGCTGAAACGGTCGATACTATCGGAGCACTTGGCGGCAAGATGCAAAACCTGATTGGGTTGCAAGGTGATTTGAATAAAAAGGCGAATGATTATTCACAAGCAGTTGCCAGCGGTGGTGTATGGTCTGCTGATGCGATTCAGAAAAAAGCGGCGTTGGCCAGCGCAGCTTCAAAGGCTTCGGTGTCGAAGACACAGCCTGAATTTCAGACTGCATTTGAAGCTCTTTCCGTATGGGTTAAGGATAATTATGGGATTGATTTGATTTCCCATAGTTCGGTTCGCAAAAATCTGAATAAAGGTTCACTTCATGAGGCAGGGCTTGCGGCGGATGCAAATATATTTACAAAAGGAGATTTGAGCACTCCGAAAGCCTATGCCAGAATGCTCGGTCTCGATATGATAGATGAGCGGAGTGGTCCAGCGGCGCCGGGGTTGGCATGGACAGGGCCGCATATTCATATCGGAATGCACAGGGGCAGTAAGGCAAGTGGTACGACTGCGGGTGAACCGGGGGCGTATGATGCGGCAACGGAAAAAGAACAGAGTGCACAAGAAAAATCCCTCAACATTGCCGAACAGATTACGGATGAAAAGAAAAAACTTGCCGATGAGGCTGCGGCTTATATTCAAAAATTGATCGCTGACGAGAATGAATACTCAAAGACGATTACGGCGGTTTATGATGCGCGCAGAAAGACAGAGGAAGACGAAGCGAATTATTTGTTACAGACTGGCCAGATAACACTTAAACGCTGGTATGAATACTGGCTCGACGCAGAAAACAGGGCGACGGCTGGCATGATAACGATGGGGATTGATGTGAAAGCCGTTCAAGCGGAAATCCAGAAAGACCCCATGAAATTCTTTCAGGGTATACAGAATGAACTTGCATATCTCCATGACATGCAGGATGAATACCATAAAAAAGCTTTAGACCCGAAGTCTACGAAAGCGCAGAAAGATGCGGCACAGAATAGTGTTAAATGGCTTCAGACTCAAATAAAAGGTTATGAGGCAGAACAGACTTACGGGCATATCCATCAGGCAACGCAGCAGACTGACATGGAAAATCAGAAAAAAATTCTCGATCAGCAGAAAGCGCGAAATGACGAATTTAAAAAACAACAGGACTTGGCAAATGAGGCTGCTACGCTTTCCGTGGATATGTACGGAGTCGCCGGCGGCGCGGCGGATTTGTATGCGGCGAAGATAAAACTCATTACGGATAATCTTAAAAATCTGCGTAGTCAGACAGCGACAAGTGATTTAGACTTGCTCAGTCGATTTGATCTTCCGGGAACAACAAAAGAACAAAAGATTGCCATTCTGGATTCTTTGCGTCAAGCGGCTGTCGATTATCAGAAAAACTTACAAACTGGCCAGACCAATATCAATTCCGCCCTGCAGGCCGAAATAGAGCGGCGCCAGGCAATCAAGGAACTGATCTACCAGACCACGGAGCTTTATGGAACGTCGAATGAAAAGCAATGGGTGGAGTATTCGCGCGCGGAAGACGCTCTGAATAATCAGATTGAAATGTATAATGCTCTTTCCGAGGCGGAGAAAAACAATCCCACCGGCATTAAAATGGCGGCGGATATTGATAAGCTTCGCGTCGCCCTGCTTTCCACGAACCCTGTTTTTAAAGAAATCAAAGCACTCGCGGAAGCGGCCGGGCAGGCGATAAAGACTTCCATCCACGACAACATTCAGGCTGTCATAAATAAAGAAAAGAATCTCGGGCAGGCAATCCGCGACATATTCAAAGACCAGGTGACTGCCGTAAAACAGACCATCATCGATGCGCTGTCCGGCGCGATCATTCAAAAGGCCGGCAAGGGAATAGGCGGCTTCGAGAATATGAATCAGAAGCTTGCCGAATCGATTTACGGCATGTTCGGACTCACGGCGCCGGATAACCGGCCGGTGCTCGACAAGGTGTACGTCGAAAGCGGGAAGTACATTCGTGTTCACGATGAAGTCAACAAGGGCGGTATCGACAATATTGGGAAGATGTTCAGCGGCGGAATGTCCGACTTCGCCAACGGGATTCTGGCCATGCTCGGAGTCGGTGGCCACAAGTCCGGGGGCGGCGTCGGGATCGGTCTGGACCTTGTTGGCGGTGGATTGTCGGGCGGCAGCGGCGGTTCAAGTGGTATTTCGTTCAAGTCCTCGCCGGCACTCTTGCAGGTTGTATCTGCCGCAATCGCGCAACAGATCATAGGCGGCAATACGCAGGGCGGTCCCGGAACGCAACTCGGCGCCGCTCTGGGGTACGGTATGGGCGCCGCGGCTACAGGAGGGTTGTTCGCTTCTCTGGGTGCCGCCGCCGGTCCGGTCGGCATGATTATCGGCGCGCTGGCCGGCTCGACGCTAGATAACGCTTTCGGGGTTGGCCGCGGCGAACAACGGCGGGAACAAATGGCCGCAACGCAGCAGGCCCGCACCGATGCCACGAATTCAATATTGTCCGATCTTCAATCCATCGGTGGCAAGTATGCAAAAATGTCGTTAGAGGATTTGAATATTCCACAGTTGATAGAACAGTCGGAACGTTCATTCATGGGGCTGTCCGGAACGTCCCGCTGGTACTCGAATCAAGATCAGGTCAACGCCGCAATCTCTGCCTGGCAAACAGCTATTCAGGAAATGAAAGATGCGATGGCACAGGTCACGGCCACGATGAACAACATGAATCACGCGCTGGCGACGGGCGCGAACCGGCTTAACTCGCAGGGTAATGCGCTCGGAACGGGGTTTGACAGGTCGCTCTTTCCTAATCCTCCGGCTTCCACCACTTCAACTACTTACCATGATGTTTTAGGAAAAAACATTCCAGTATCAGTTACGCACGAAACCACGGATGCGGAAAAAGAAGAATACTGGAAAGGAATAGAAGATCGATACAATCAAATCGCCGCTGAATATTATCAAGAGAAATATGGGATAACAACTACAGGAATAAACAGTGGCGGAGGTCGTTCAACCAACAGGCCAGTTGGAAATTCGGGATATGATTATTCAGGATTCGGAATAAGTTCGAGTTCGCCTTTTTCGCTCTCAATGTATGGTGTAAGCGATCAGTTTAACGCTCTATCCGATGAAATAGACACCGTAAATATTTCACTTCGCGTTCTCGCTTCACAGGGGTTGGACACAACCGACCAATTCAAACAATTACAAGAACAGGCGCATTCACTCCAGCAGCAGCAGTATTGGGGAAGTCTTCTCGATCCAGAGTCGGCGGCGACATGGAAAAACGACATCGCCACAAAACTCGGTGGTTCCCAAACCGATATAAAAGCAATACTCGCGGCTGATATACGAAAAGAATTTGGAGTATCTGGCGATTTGACCAATGCTGTAATTTTGCAACTCACTGATGCTGTGCAACAGACGGCGAATAGCAGTTATGGAAAGTCTCCAGATGAACAGGCAAGGATTCAAAACGATGAAAAACTACTCACCGATTTCGCGAACCTGATAGACCAGGCCGATCAGAATCTGGCCACGGCCGCGGTGAACAGCCGGAGTATCGGCGACGCGGTTACGGGCAACGCGCAAATGGTGAACAACTACATAACCTATCAGGCAAACGCTACGAACTGGTTTGGAACAAAAACAGAAATGATCAATGTTGTCAAGGAATTTGCTATAATGATGAAACAGCAGGGCATGTTGGAACCGACGGTATTCAAGATATAAGGAGTAGGCCATGGCGGTAGATATCGGCGAAACCAAAGAACTGATTGAAATCCTGTACCAGCCGGAAGCTCTCCCTACAGACATCGGTGAAAACAAACAGATAGTCGAAATCGATTATGCCCCGAACGCAATAACTCCAAATATCGTAGGCTCGGTAATAGAACAGCAGTTCGAGATCAACTTCATGCCGTTCTCGTCGCCGACGCTCGGGGGCGGTTTTGAACAGGATTTGAACATTCTGGGACTCGTGCCGGTTGCTCTGCGCACAAACAGGCAATTTTATAAAACAATATTTCATATCAGTTGGACACCGTACACGGAAACGGAATTCAACGAGTTTGTGCGGTATGAAGTCCATCGAAGCAATGTCACGTTTTCGCCGTCCCCTGGCGATGGAACCATGATATTTTCGAGCACGAACGCGGCAACCGTCGAGACGTATTGGGATGCGGCCGGCATAGTGGCGGACGATCATTTTATCTGCGTGCTCGTGGTGCTCAACTCGATACTGACACCGGGGGCAACGCTGTTCGGGCGCTCACAGGTCCAGGAGGCCAACCACGTTCCGATCTGGACTCCGGACTCCGTGCCGTTCGGACTTATCCATAATGACGGAACCGACAATTTGACGATTCAGGATTATGAGTATGATTGCTCATGTTCGGAAATAACCGACCCGGAAGAAACGACCGTCTCTTATCATTTTCAGTATTGTGCCCGTGCGTTCCTGACTCCGGAACATCCGCAGGGATGGGTATTCAATTTTGGAACGTCATTATGGAGTCGGTTCGTCGAGTGCATCGACAAGCGCGTTATCACGGCGCCGGGGTATGGTGTGCGTGTGGCCGGCGAGCTTTGGACATGCGTGGGTGACGACGTCGCCGACTTGAGCGGGTACGGGTCTACGGACAAGGTCTATATCTACGATGAGGCATGGGGCTACATCGTATTCGGCGACAACATCAACGGCCAGATACCTGACCCCGGAGCGGAAATTAAGGTTGATTATTCAACATGGGTTGACATAACGACAACCGACCCGGCCACTGCGAACGTGCAGACATGGGATGTTGAGTCCCCGCCGTTGACGAACGATTACAAGATGCGGGCATTCGGAACCGATGCCACGGCGATGCGCAGCACTTATGAATATGGCATTCACGGGCAGGCGTTCGCTATGTTCCAGCCGTTCCCGCGGCCAGTCCTGATTGCACCTTATAATACAGAAACGATTCATACTTTCTTTCCGCAGTTCGTCTTTCAAGGTCATAGTTCGTCTGGCGCGCCTCTTCAATATCGTGTCGAGGTCAGTGTTGTTCCTGATTTTCTTCCGGAAGCCACATGGGTTTTTGATCAGACAACGAATCCGGAACTGTTCTATGCGCCGACGTTCGCTAGTGGAGCAACGGCATATCTGACACCGACGGAAGCGAACATGATTGCGCCGAACAATACTTATTACTGGCGCGTCCGGATGTACGACACGGTATTACGGTTATGGTCGGGATGGGCGTATTGGATTCTCACGGAACACGGCCATTACTCGACGTGGCGATTCACGATAGCGGATGCAACGTACTTCTGGCGCGTCGGGCTCTCCGGACATGAAGTGAAGTTCCGGCCATTACAGGGCGGCTGGACGGTGGAAACAAAACAGGTCGGCCCGGAAAAGGTGATGAAGCGGACGTTCAAGGTAAACTTCATGCCGATGCAGTCCGCGTTGCGTGCGCTGTTGTACGCGGAATACGACCGGCGCGTCGTGCTGAAGCTCTGGGACAATCTGGGCTATATATATGACGTGTATTGGGGTGATTGTGACCGGGCGCTTTCCGGCAAGGCGCTGCCGCCGGACAATGCGGTATTTGGCATAGAGCAGATAAATTATGTGCCTGGCGCAATCTGGTACGGCGGCGTTTCTTCTTTTACTGAGGTCTGATATGCGCGGTTCCACGGCGTTCAAAAATGCGTGTCTTACGGCGAATCCAAAGTTCAGGGTTCGCTTTTTCATTAATTTCGACGGTAGCCATGATGATACGGCGGGAAGTGGGAAACAGTGGGAAGATGATTGGCAGTCTCCGAATACAACGCACTGGCCAAATCTCGCCGATTTCATCAAAGACCAATTCCATCTGAATGCACAAGAGAACGATTCGATTACTTCCAAAACCACGACTCGAAAACTGAATCTGACCCTCGACAATAAAAACCGCGCTTTCGACTACAGAATATTTGGGACGTACAACCCGACGGCATTTCAATTCAACGGTGCCTACGATAGTTATGTCTTCTCGCAGAGTGGAAAGAAAGTAGGCAACATCCGTTCCGGCCGGCTGTGCGTGTTCCAGATTGGCGTGTACAGCACTGTGTCGCCGGTCGGCTGGATATACATAGATAAGTTCCGAGGGCGCACGGCGGATTGGCAGATTTCGCAGAACGATCAGTCTGTCCAGCTTACCGTAGAGGATGAACGGACTTTCTACCAGCAGAAAGACGCGGGCAGCTACGTTTATTATCAGAAGAATTTCAAGTACATTTTCGAAGACCAGGCGGCGTTGTTGGGGTTGCCGTCGGGAAAAATAAACTGTTTCACGATTCCGACCGGAAAGGATTTTGTGTATCCGTTCTTTTATGTTCCAGATGCCGGAAATAAAATCATAGACGTGCTGGAAAAGCTGGCTGAGACCGTCGCCGCAACCGTCAGTATCGATGAGGTAGGAGCGTTGACGTGCAAGTCGAGGATGTACCAGGGCGATGGCACGGCCGCTACGGGTGATGCGTACAGGACGTTCGGGACGGATGATTGCACGGCGTTACAGGACACCCTTTCGACAACACGGGTGTTCAATCAACAGATTATTAACAAGGTCACGGTAACGGCGTCGCCACAACGGATAGACGATCAGGAAACCAAATGCTGGAAATTCAACCTGTTCTATAACGATCAGGCGAGCCGCAACGAGGGGTATTTGTTGCCCGGTCATTTTTTCGGCGATGTTTGGGCGTACAACATCATCGGGCAGGACACGGCTTCAAAAGGCCCCGTGCTGGCGATAAGTCGAACATCTTCTTTCGATGCCGTGAACATTGTCGATCGGGTGTACACGTTCGAGCTTACGAGCGCACCGTATGAGTCCGGGGGCGATTGGGTTGTCGCTGTAAAGGTGTCTCGGGCCGCGGTCATGCTGGCCGGCGGAACGACGTTGCCGGCGCTCTCAAAGACCGGGACAATGATTTGCGGGGAAGCCTACGACGACTTCGCTGACCTGTCTTCCGTGTTTTCCGAGTCTGAATTTACAGGCGTGTGGATTCGATTGGCCGCGCACGGTTCTTTGCAGTCCGGCGATCAGGCGGAGTTGCAGCTTGGCATGATGTACTTCGCGCAGTTCGGCGACTTCAAAGTCTTTCCGAACAGTCCATCGATATCCGATCCGCTGACAGAATCGAATGTGAAATTTACAATCATTTCGGCGGAGCGCGGCAGCGGCGGAGCGTGGGGCGCGGACATGACAGCGGGCACGACGGTGAACAACACGCCGCTGAACGACAGGGTTTGCATGGCTCTCGATCCTTCGAACCCGTCGGCAACGAACTGGAATACGCAGAACGTTTTCTTCCGTGGTTCCGGCGTGGTCACCGATGAGGCGAACAGATATTACAACCCCGCCGCATGGGATCAGATTCCGATTCTTCTGCAAAACCGGTCCTCGAACACCATGTATGTGAAGTCCCTCGAAATATTCGGGCGCCGCATGATTGTGGACAAGAATACAAAAACGACCGTGCAGGCCCCGGATGCAATCATTCAGGCGTTCGGCGGCGAACAGGCGTTTGAAATTCAGAATGATTTGTTTCCGACGCTTTTGCAGGCGTCCACGGTTGCGCATTTCGTGGTGGCGAATAACTGCGTTCCGCGGGACATTCCAAAACTGGTTATCGACCGTCCCCGGCCGTACTTGCAGATTTCCGATCGGATACTGGTGGTAGATGCGTATGCCGGACTCAACAAAGAATACGTGATAAAGATTCTGGATGAAGTCTACAGCATCGACAAGGTAGAACAGACGTTTGACCTGCGGGAAGCCGACGCTTCGATCTTTGAGTTGGAATTCAAGGATTGGAGCATGACGGATGAGAACCCGCTGACCACGTTGGGTAATTCGGCGGACGTGGGAAACGGCCAGGTTGATGCGCTCGAACAGCCGACCAACGATTTTTCTTTCAGGTTCAGCCAGGAACCCGCATTGCAGGGCGCACTTACAGTGTATATTACCTGCACGTCGCAATTAAAAACGGACTTGGTGGCTACGGACGTTGTGGCGAAATATGTTAATGCAGATGTTATAACAGTTGCTACACCGCTGGCGAAGATAACAGGCTCACAAAACAGTTATGTTATTACATATACGATTGATAGTGATTATGCGAATCACGGCGGACTTGCCACGTTTACGGTTGGGGCTGATGGCGGCGTTGCAACGATAAACAACAAGGTGGCGCAGGGAAAAACAACCATTGTGGTTCAGAATACGGTGGCGGCGTTTGTCGGCAGAACTTCGCTATCATATATTGGACCATTTACTGATATGCCTATTTCGGTGGGGCATTCTCTTGGAGTTGTGCCTTACAAAGTAAATGCCAGTATTCGGTTTCGGCACGATGCCGACGGTTCGTATTCAAACTGGTTTGAGTTCGGTTTTTCTACCTCTCATGATACTGTGGAAGAGGTAGCGGTTGTCAATCAATACAACAACAGTTTTTACGTCGAAAAAAGCGATGCCAATATAATATTTCATGGAGATTTTTCGCATAATTATACTGACGATTGGGGCGATCATGTTCGCTTTGGGCCTTCCGGCTTTTTCTCCGCGGCGAATAAGGCTTATTTTTGGGTTAAGAATTCCGCCGGCGTTTTGGTGAATACATGGGATCAAGTCGAGATATGCTACAATATTGAAAACTAAGGTGCGGCATGGCGACAATCAGAATAAATAAATGGCCAATCGATGAATGCAAGGGTGGTTTTCCGACATTCATTTATTTTAATGGTGGCGATCCGAATAATCCGAGCAACTATACTCCGGTTCAAATCGTTCTCGATTCTACAGGCCGTATTCCGGTCGCCCTCGATGGAAGCATAGATATTGGCGATGTGAATATCCTTGACAGTTCCGGCGTTAAAATCGATCCATCGACATTGCAGGGGCAGCAGGCGCTTGCTATCATTCTTTCCTCGATTGATGGCAAGTTAACAAGTCCAGTTCCAGTCACCGGATCGGTTACGGTGAACACGGTGGACGTTTCGGGACTCGCAAAAGAGACCGGCGGCAATCTGGCCGCGATAGCCGGGAAGGATTTCGCCACTGCGACAAAGCAACTTCCGGACGGTCACGCGGTTGTGGTCAATAATTTTCCCTCTGAATATCCATTACCGTCGGCACAAATTACAACGCTGACACCGCCGGCGGCAATCACTGGCTTTGCCACGGCAGCAAAGCAACTCGCGGACGGTCACAATGTCGCGGTGAACAACCTGCCGGCCGAATATCCTTTGCCGACCGCGCAGGTGACTACGCTTACTCCCCCTGCTGCTATTACGGGGTTTGCTACAGCAGCGAAGCAGCTTGCCGACGGGCATAATGTGGCCGTGAATAATCTTCCCGCTGAGTACCCCCTTCCGGCAGCGCAGGTCACGACGTTGACGCCTCCGGCAGCGATTACAGGATTCGCTACGAGTGCAAAGCAACTCGCGGACGGCCATAATGTCAACGTGTCAAATATGATTCCGGCCGTTGAAACCGGTTTGGCTAAAGATGCGACACTTACGGGCGGAACACAAAAAACCATAATAAATGAAAAGCCGCCGACGGATGCCAGTAAAAGCAATCCCTCGATGGTGCTTTCTTATACCGGATCGAATCTGACAACAATAGCAAAAACAATCGGCGGCACTACATATACAAAAACGCTGACATGGACAGGGGCAAATCTTACCGCCGTTTCGGCATGGAGTTAATATGAAATACTATATCGTTCCACAAATTGAAAAAGAACTTATTGATCTGCCTGGAATGAAGGTTATGGTTCCTGATTGCAATATTCCATTTTTTTTAATTCAGTTATATCCATTACCAGCGGATGGGGCAATAGTGGGTTGTGAAAGTCAACCGGAAAACGGTGTATTATTCGATTTGTCAACAGAAGAAAACAGGCTTATCATAACAACAAACGGTGGTATTATAGAAAATGGCTAATTCTTATTCTGCACCCAATTTTCAAATAGACACAGATATTGATCTTGCGGGACTTATTGCCTTGAAAGGTCCCGGTTTGGCGAGTACGGATAATATCTATTATTACAATGCTGCCCACGTTACAATGAGTTTGACTGGAAATTTATCTCTTAATTTTTTTTACAACGGTGATAATGTCGCGGGAAATGCTTCGGTAAAAACCGGCTATCTAAACCTTACACTTAATGGTTATACCCTGACTCTTTACGACACAACATCGCAGGGAGGATTTAACGGGAAAACCGGAACTGGCCTCGGCTTCAATACTGTTACAGGTCCGGGGACTGTAAAAGCAAATACCACCAATGTTGTTTCTGATTATAATATTCGAGCATTACCTAATGTCTACACGAATTTTACTTTTGATAACTTCGCATCTGTTAATCTGAATACAGGGGCACAATGTACTGGCTGTACCAATATAAACGCAACGGGAACATATACTTTTATTTTCTATACAACTCCTACTGTTTGGGCGAACAATGAGGTTGCGAATATAAGTTCAGCTACTGCGCGGCGTATTCATTTTAACTACACCGCTACGAATGCTCAGTTTAATTATCTATTAGCAAATCACAAGGTAACACGCGCGGCGGCGGGAACGAACTCATGCCAATGGTGTCTCGATGAAAGACAGGAATCAGATTTTGTCCGCATTTCCCGTGACACCACCGCATGGGGAGTCGCGCCAACATGGAATTCCACAACCGGCATTCAATCTCTAACGGCCGGGACTGACGGGACGCTTCTTGCATCATGGAACGCCGCGACGGCTTCACACTCGCAGACGGTTGGCTACCGGGTCTACATCCGTGCCGGTGCTGCTCCCAATTCGTTCGGGCCGTCCAGCGTCTACTTCCTCGCCGAAACCCGGCTCACGGCGAAAACAATATGCCGGGATGCCGCCGGCGGTGCGCTCGATGCCGCGCAGACTTATTATGTTATTGTTTGCGCTGTCGATCAGGACGGCAATGAGGATACGAATACCACTGCATTATCAGTCGCGCCCTCAACGGCGTTACTCACCGGAATGAATTCACTTCTACAGGTAATTCTTTCACAAATACTCCAATGATAAGGACATCATCAAAATGAACGACAATGAACTTTTTGAGTTTTTAAAAAGAATAAACGCCCATATCGACAACGACAATACATCTCATAGCGGAATCGTTACCGAACTAGCGGAATTGCGGAAAGACATTGAATTCATTACAAAGAATCTTGGTGATGGCAAGGTTGAATTCGCAAAAATAAACGCGCACTTTGAATGCACTGATGGTCGAATTGACAGAATTGAAAATAAGCTTTCGTTCTGGCGCGGCGGCGGTGCAATGCTCTCTCTCATCATGGGACTCGTCGCGGTCCTGTCTGCTTTTGCAACATGGGCTGTCGATCACTATATGAAATTGCTGTACGGAAAAATTTAAAGGAGGTTCGAAATGCAACAGTTTTTAGCAGAAATGAAATTGATTCTGACCTATGCCCTGCTGGCCATTCACTGGATCAACGTCAACGGCGAACTGATTCTGTCGGTCGCTTCTATCGTCCTCGCGGCCGGCAAGTTCAAAAAACTATTCGGTATTGTTTCGGCCGGGGTGGACATCGCCCGCCACGTGGATGGCGTGAAAGCCGCGGCGCCGGCCGCTACAGCGCACCAGACAGCCGTTGAGGCCGCGCAGGTAGCAATTGCCGCCATGCCGTGCAAAACGCCGCTGTCGGCGCAGCAGGCCCGCGATGTGATAAAGGTAGACGCGACAACGGCAAAGGTTTCCATAAACTGGAAAGCGGCCATGCTGGCCGTCCTGAAAAGCGGCGACTTTAAAAAGGTCGTCGGCAAACTGTAAGGAGGCACGATGCTGAACTTCAAAAATTTTCCATCACCACTGAATGATTACTTTCAGGAAAAATTCACAAAGGACCTGTTGATCCTGCATTTCACGGCCGGCTATACCTCGATGTCGGCGCGCGCGAGTCTCCGCAATCCGGACTATGTGGCCGTGCCGTTCATTGTCGACGTCGACGGGACTGTGAATCTGTGTTTCCCGAAAGAATATTGGGCGTATCACTTGGGCGTAAAGGGCGCTTCCAATCCGGGACACGCGCTCGACAAGCGCACCATCGCTCTCGAGATCGTGAACATCGGGCCGGTGTGGCTGCGTGACGGCAAGTGGTACGACTATGTTGGGCGCGAATGGCCGGCAGAGAATGTCGTGGCCGTGCCGGACCGCGATGCCGGCGGTGCCGTGAAGTTTCCTCGCGTCCAGGTTGATGCTGTCTGCGAGCTGGTCAACGACATTCTCACAAAGGTTCCGACGATACCACGGCAGATACCGAAAGACGTCTTCTCATGCCAGTTGCCTGCCCTGCAAGCATTCAAGGGCGTGGGAACGCATCAAATGTTTCGCCAGGACAAGTACGACCTCGGGCCGGCATTCCCCTATGCAGACCTGATATCGCGGTGCAGCCTAAAAATAGTCTGAGACGGGCATGGTGTAGTATCATTCATCCTTTATCCGGGGTCAAAAGCCCCGGTTTTTTATTCCCCCTGTAATTAAAGGATTATTTAAAATATGCATAAAATAATTGTGAAAAAATTATTATTAAAATTGACTTGATAATTATTTTGCTGTGAATAAAATAGCATTAAAGGACGGTGATGTTGATGAAAAAGAAAATCGGTAAAGTCAGTCGGCCCCTCCCCAACCTCACAGCAGCGCGGTTCAATGCGGGACTGACTCAAAAAGATTTGGCATTGAAAGCCGGCGTGGATGCGGCTACAGTAAGCAATGCGGAAAAGGGCAAGCCCATCAATCCGCGGACAGCGAAAAAACTGGCTGATGCGCTCGATGTGACCATCGCCGCGCTGGTATCACGCAACGAGGAGGCACTACTGCGATGTTGAACGATCAGGAAATGGGTGCGATAATGGGCATGATACAGAAAGTCATGCTCTCCGGGTTTCAGACAATCATGGCGGACCTGCACAAATCGACGTCGTCATGCGAACTGAAACACGATGCTAAGACCGGAAAGCCGGTATGGGTAATAAAGACTTACGATCCCGACCCGGTTACGGCCGTAAATAAGGCCCGCGCGCTGCACGCCAGAATGCTGCATGAGCATTACGACGTCGGCGACGGCACCGTCGAGCCCATCGTACTGGACTTTCCGGGACTGAATTCAGACCTGTATCCCCCGGCAGTACTCGAGCAGGGTGGTGGCGACTCCGGAGACCTCATCGGCAACTACGAGGGCGGCGGACCGGCGGCTGTCATTAAAGATCCGAACGCGGTGCCGGCGGAAGAATCGGAAGAATTGCCTTTCGGCAAGCAGTAAAAGAATTCAAACAGGGGATGAACGATCATGATAAAAGGATTCGGGGAAGACATTAAGCAAAAACCGACCGTGGAAATAAAGATTGGTGCCGTTGTGCCGGTGCAGTGCAAGCACACCGACTGGTGGTTCTTGTCGCCGGACTCGCAGAAATGCGTCGATCCGGAATTCGGAGAATGTCCGTATCTCCGGAAAGAAAAGAACAAATTCTTCGGGGAAATGCAGTTATGCCCCATGGGCGGCATGACACTCGGGCAGATCGAGGCAAAGAATGCGGCGCTGAAAAATGCGAACAAGGTTGCGGAAGCGAAACGGTTTCAGACACGTCCGGATGGTTTCGACTTCTTTGTCGTGCCGGATGCGATCCGCGCGGCGCTCAAACTTCCATACCGGCCGCGCGAGATCAAAGGGATCGTTCTATGGAGCGGAAAGGCTGTTCAGAAGATCGAGGGCAGTATCGTCCATATCGAGGAACCGCTTGAGGCGATCTACGAATATCCGGTCTTCCGGTTCGACTTGCAATGGTGGAAGAAAAACGATCTGATATGCCAGGGCGACGGCGCGAACGCAACGTGGTATCCGAATAACCGGGCGCACGAAAAGCATTTACAGCCTCGTGTCTGTGAATACAGGAACTGTCCGGATTTCGGAACCGGCAAATGCTCGGAGACCGGGCAACTTTTCTTCCAGCATCTGGACGCGCCGCTGTATGCAACGATGCGGCTTATGACGCGGAGCTACTTTTCGACCCTGAATATCAAGACCGAACTTGAGCGCGTTTACGGGCAACTCGGGTACGTTTCCGGCGTGCCTATCACGTTGGCGGTTGAAATGATCGAGGCGCACCCCGAAGTCCCCGACGGCCAGGGCGGCAAGAAAAAAGTCACGAAGATGGTGCCGCGAATATTTCTGCGTCCTGAACAGACAATGCGGCAACTCGACGCGGCGAGGAAAGGCACTTACGATGTCGTCAGCGGCCAGGTGCTTGCGTTACCGGCGCCTCCCGCCGTGGCCCCGCCGCCGCCGACTCCGGTTGAACAGCAGGCAATGAATCAGGATTCCAGCGAGGACGATTTTATCGACACGACGGCGCAGAATGTTTCGAAGCCGGCCGCTGCCGCTGAAAAAAAGAAGGATGCGAAACCCACGCAGCAGGCCGCGCCGCCGCCGGCCAGCCCGGCGCCGTCGAAACAGGCCGCTCCGCCGCCGGCGAACAAGACAACCGACTTATCCGAGGGGCAACGGCTTGAAATGGAATGCATTCAGCGGATGAAGAATGCGCAGACCATGACAGAACTTCGCCAGATTGCTACTTATTATTCGGCGCAGTTCGAGCAACTCGGCTACAATGCCGTGGAACTGAATGCCACATATAAGCAGATCGCGGATGCGATAAAGCTCAAAGGGGCACAACAACCAGCCGCGGCGACTCCCGCACAGCCCGCAACACAGTCGGCACCGCCCCCGCCGGCCAGCCCGGCGCCTCCAAAACAGGCCGCTCCGCCTAAACAGCAGGCACCCGCAGGCAACCAGGGCGCTCCGCTCAATAAAAAAGAAGCGTTGAAGCGGCTTCTCGAGCTTCCCGTGCAAACACGGCCATTCGATTTCAAGATGATTCAGGATTTCTTTAAGAGCGCGCCGCCGGCGTCGGTCGATCAAATGACTGACGAACAGGTTGAAAGAATTCTCACCATTTACGAGAGATCAAAGCAGCGAAAATAACAGTTCTATAAGACGAAGGAGTATTTCGATGGCAAAAGTTGCGGTTGCGGCCGATCTTCACTTTGGGCGCGGGGATGAACGTGGCATTGCACAATATCGCCGGTCTTTCGAGGAAATGATTACGGGTATGGTTTCCCGAAATATCAATCTCGCGGTGTTCGCCGGCGACATATTCGACCGGTATCATACCTTCAATGCCGACAGCTTTACGATCTTCGCTTCCGGAATAAATAGGTTGATTGCCGCCGGCGCGCACGTCGCGGTCCTTTCTGGTGGCCACGATTACCGGAATGATGGCGCAAACGCTGTCCGTGCGCTCCGGCCGGTTGCCGGAATGGATTGCTTCATCGAGCCGGCCATGATGCCCTATAACGACATTGGGGTTTTTCTGGTAGCGGTTCCTTGGATAACAAGGGCGGCGATAAAGGCGAATCCGGAAAACTACCGACTGAATGCAGAGCAGGTTGCCGAAAAGACGTTCACGGACATAGTGGCACCGTTCCTGGCGGACGCAAAAGCCGCGGTTGATAATGCAAGGTCGTTGGGGATGCTCACCGTCATGTCCTTTCATGCAACCCTGATTGGCGGCGAACTCGGGAACGAGGCGTACATCACGCCGACGGACTTTACTATCGACCCGGCCGCGATGGTGGCAACCGGGGTGGACCACATTGCCGGCGGACACTTTCACCGGCGCCAGGACGTTCGGGGTGCCTGGTATGTCGGTTCGATGGAGCGGAACACCTATGGCGAGGCTGGCAACCCTACCGGCTGGATGCTCATCGAGGATCAGGGGCGCACGTTCGTGGAGTTGGAATCGTCGGCGTCGTTCCAGACTGTCAAGGTGGAAGTCGGGCAGTCTGTTGAGGATCAGAAATTTTCCGGGAATGTCCGCGTTGTGGTCAAGTTGGATCATAAGACTTCGGTGGACCTGGTGGCAATGAAAGAAGGGATCGAGAAAGGCGGCGCCGACTCGGTTAAGATCGTGACAGAATATGTTGATGCCGCTGAAATGGTGCGTTCCAAAGATATTCGATCTGATTATTCAGAATCGGACTTGTTCGCGGCATGGCGGGAAGCGAGTGGAAAAGATGGCGATGGGCGGCTGCAGCGGCTTTATGATTTTGAATCGCTGCAAGGTTTTGTGGCCGTGCCGGACCGTGAGTATTTCGACAGTGCGGCCGCGGCGATGATGGCAATTACGGAATAAAAAAAATAAAAAGGGGATGTTAAAATGTGCAATTTCAAAAGCGGATATGTTATAAGGCGGGGAATACTTATATCATTGGTGACTGACTCTCACAATGAGATCGTATTGGAACACAAGGAGTCAATGTGGCTGACCGATAAAGAAGTCGAGGAAGGGGTTCCGGTCGAACTCAAGTTGAAGGATGGGGGCTGTTACGACAACCACGACGATTTTGAGTTCGTGATTGATTGTCTAGCCTCTAAAATCCCGTCGTGGTTTGATGCAAAAAAGGTAGAGGCGGAATTTCGTGGCATTTTAAAAGAAATCTTGCCTCCGATGGCTGAAATAAAAGTATTTCCGGGCGACCTCGACCTGCACAACTACTCTCACGACTTCAATGCGCCGCTGCTGACACAGACGGGCGACCTCGACCTGCACAACTACTCTCACGACTTCAATGCGCCGCTGCTGACACAGACGGGCGACCTCTACCTGCGCAACTACTCTCACGACTTCAATGCGCCGCTGCTGACACAGACGGGCTACCTCGACCTGCACAACTACTCTCACGACTTCAATGCGCCGCTGCTGACACACGT